CGAAAGACATTAAGTCTTCGAAGGTCATAGTTGACATTTCGTCGTTTGTTGTTTTGCAAGTATTTAAAGACATTCATGCTTTGTCTACGTGTGGTACTATCCTTCTCATCGCAATCAATACCAAGTCGTCCCCATATTTTAAAGAACTGTATTATAAATATATAAAAATATATTAAAAGACCTTTCTAACTACGTAGTCTTTGCAGGCCGGACACCCTGACGTGTTTTTCTCTTACTTAGAAGCTGAATCTAATTCTGCTTTTCTCTTTTTGTTTAACTCTTTGTAGTAGTTAGTGTCTTGCTTTACTTCTGGAGTAGCTACACTTGTGTCTACTGTAGTAGAATCAGTACTTACTGTAGTTGAATCAGTTTTTACTTCAGTAGAAGTACCACCACATGCAGTTAAAGCTGCGATAGCAAACATTGCGATTACTTTTTTCATCTTGTTTTCTTTTTTTGTTTATTTAAATTGCGATAACACTTGAGTTAGTTGCGGCTTGGACATTACTCCAGAGTTTCTATAAACTACGTTTCCGCCATTCTCTACTATGATAGTAGGAACGCTTGACACGTTATATCTCTGTGCCATATCTTTTTGTTGATCTACATCAATATAATTAATACCTACGCCCGTTTCTGCACTTACTGCTTGAACTGTAGGTTTGAACATCTTACATGGACCGCACCATGTTGCTGTGAAGTATAATACCATTTTTATCTTTTTATAAATGTATGAACTTATTCTGAATCATCCAACTTTACTGAATGTTTTTCTTGAACTCCTGTAATTGCAGTAAATACCGGTTCTACCTTGTATACAGAGTTTACTGTATAGGCTAAGTCGTGACCTTCTTTCTCTTCTAGTATTAAAACTTGAGAGGTATTAAAAAATCTATCTCCTTCAATAATAAGGAAGCATTGATGTTCATTAGACTTTTCTAAGTTAATCCTTCCTTCTTTCACATACCCTACATCAATACCGTTTGGATGCTTACCGTTAAATCTGGTATCTGTTATCTTACTTAGACGTATTACCGTATCTTTATACTTTTTAAAATCTATTAATTCGCTCATATTACTTTATTTTAAATTTAATATTTTTCTTTCCTAACTTAATTGACTCTATAATCAAGTCCTCGTAATCTTTTCCAAAGAACATTTTTAAGTTCATTCCTCTAGAAAGATAAGGACCTCCTGAAGGATCTACCATATCGATAGTATCTTTGTCTGAATAAATATACTTTCCGAATAGTGTATAAAGAGCATTATACCCGTAACTTTCTTCGTCCTTTCTAACATATAATGCTTTCTCAAATTCTTCCTGTGTCATTATTTGATTACCTTCTAGCTTGGCATCCACAACTGCACTCTCAACATACTTTTCATAAGCTGTATCGTATACATTAGGCCAGCTATACCTATAGTAAGGGCTATAGCCAGACATAGTTACAGTTTTTCCCTTATGATCAAAGGTAATTTTATCTTTGTAGCGATTATAGTAGATTGCTTTCATATAGTAAAGGTAAGGAGACTTATTCAGACTATCAACTTTTTATATGTTTATTTTTGAACCTAAAGCAAATACAGACATCATTGGAGTACTTGGATTAGTACTTATATTAACTTTAAAATTAATATTTAACTTAAACCTTTTAGAAAATCTAATATCTGTTCCGGCACCTGTAAAAAAGGAAACGTTAGCGTCGTAGGTTGCTTTCTTATCTTTCTGTCCAAACATTACAGGAGAGGAAATTACATAGATTTCTGGAGAGATTGTTTGCTTTTTACTAATCTGGAAAGGTCTGGTATAAAAGGTTATGATAGATGGTGATAGCATAACTTGATTACCTGTTAAGATAAGGGAATTTCCACTTAAAGCAAGTCCTGCAACAGCTCCTTTATCTAGAGGCTTGACAAAGCTCCATCCGTAGAAAATAAACTTATTGTTCCAGTCCGTTACATAGGTTATGCTAGTGGAAGTTACTCCATATACTTTTCCATTCTTCATTATAATATCAGAAGTACTTCCTCCGATTACTATTTGTTTTAAATCTAACCTAATTGAAGTACTTAATCCGTAGCTAAACATTCCTTCGTTTAAAGTCTTAGACATATTAACATTGAAAGTAGGTACTATAGTCGTACCCATTTGCATTACGGATAGATCTGCCTTAACTACAGGAGGGTTAGCTTTTCGCTCTTCTTGTTTCTTTTTCTTCTCTTCTTTTTGCTTTTTCTTCTCTTCAGATTTTTTTTCTGATTTAGATTCTGATTTACTTTCAGAAGAGCTGCTTTTACTCTCAGAAGAACTACTACTCGACCCTCCTTCTGATTTGCTTTGCCCTCCTTCGCTGCTTCCCGATGAGGAACTGGACGAAGACGATTCCCCAGAAGAGGATGACGATTGGGATTGTGAGGATGATCCCGACGAAGTTGATGGAGAGGAGGAAGATGCTGCTGAACTCGAAGCACTTGATGCGGCGGAAGAAGCAGCGGAAGAAGCACTTGAACTTGCTGAAGAGGAAGCTGAGCTTGCTGCAGCGGAAGCGGCGGCTGAAGCGGCTTGTGAGGCTGCATTGGATGCAGCTTGAGCGGCTTGTTGTGCTACCGTTGCTGTTATGGCTACTGGACATGGCGTTGAAAAGATTTCATTAACCCATTTAGTTACAGTTCCAGAAGCGAAGTCGGCGTATGTGAAAAGTCTAGATTTACTTCTAATAAGTACTAGTACTCCAGGTTGATTAGATGAGATAGGAACTACTACTGTGTAAACTTTGTTATCACAGGGGTCAATGTAGGTTTGAACAATATTCTGACTGTTAGCTTTAAAAGCTATTAAAAACAAAACTGATATTAGGGTACTTAATATCCATTTTTTCATTATTAATGTCTACTTCTATAAGAAGGACTTGGTGTATAATGGTACTTAGGTCGAGTAGGAGTTACGATTTGTTGTCTATAAACCGGGACTTGAATAACTAAAGGGTAGCTGTATCCGTTATAAAAGTTATATCTGTTGTAAAACCACAAATCAGATGTTAAATTAATACTTGTATGCGGTATTACTGTAGGTGAGTTATCGTAGTACTTGTTTATAGTGCGTATTTGTTTACCTGTACTGTCTGTAGTTGTTGTTTCTACAATTTTGTAAGGAGCTTCACACGCAAATAAAAACACTAGTATAAGTAATGCTGCTAATTTCTTTAATATTAATAAATTACTTTTCACTAAATTTAATTTCTTAACTCCAGATCTTCTAGATCTCATTGGACGTTTTTTTGGTGCTGCTGTTCCCATAGTTTAATTATTTAGTAAATATTTTTTTATCAACCATTCTTTTTAGTATTCTCGCACAAGCAATATCTAAAGCTTTCTTAGTTGCTATTGATACTGTTGATTGATTAAATTTAACTGGATCTACCGTAGCATCTGAAAGGAAAGTTAATTCTCTAGTTGTCTTAGCTTCACCAAGTCCTGATGCTGCTATAATTTCTCCTGTCTCTGCATTTGTAAATCTAACTTGAAGACCTAAGCGAGTTACCATCTGATTCTTAACTCCATTAGATAAATTTATTTCTTCGTCATCTGATACAGACCAATCATAAACTTCAATCTCTACAAAGTAATGTGCAAGTCTAATCTTACCTCTACCATCTAGTTTGTCTTGCGAGATTCCCGCTTGTGAGGCTTGGAACTGCTTAACCATTCTGTTTTTAATCTCTGTCTTATCCTCTGTAAACGTAAAGCGGTTAAGATTTTCAAGATATTCCAACGAGATGTTAGCTACACCTAAACCTACTCTCTTTTCTTTGAGTTCTGGATATTGTTCGTAGACTTCATCTCCAATACCACATTTAAGAATTTGTATTGGTATTGTTGGCCCTTCATAATTTAAAAATTGACTAATATCGATTTTAGTTTCAAAGCTTGCTCGAAATTGTTCTGTCTTTGTTGACCCTATAGTCTGAGCAATTACAGCACTGCTTATTAAAAAGCAACCTAATAATATAAATAACTTTTTCATACACATTACTTCTTTTCTGGTTTTTTATACCAAATATTGTCTGGAGAGTTTTTAAATGTTCCGTCTACTTTCCACATTATTTCATTACCTACTTTTGTATTTAGCTCTGGATTACAAAAGTGAGTTACAATCATAAAAACTTCAAAACTTAGAGCTAGTATCGTCCATGCAAAAAGTAATTGAGCAAGTCTTAATACTATGGTTTCGCTTATCTTTTTCATATACTATATTTTTATATTTCCTTTATTTTCAATTTTAATTTTAATTTTAGGTTCGTACCCTTTAGGAAGTAGATTCTCTACTGTTTCTAACTTACCGTGCTTGTTATCCATACGTACTGTTACAGTCTTAGTATCGCAGTTCATCATAATTTGACCTACTGTTTGCATATGAAACTTATTATCAATCCTATATGGATTTAAAAAAGGATTATCTTTGTATTTTTTCTTCATTAGATCTAACACATCTTGATCTGTCTTAGCATGTTGAAGATGATTTTTAGCAAGATCCATTCTACTGTGAGAAGATTGCTCTTTAGGACCGCTTTGATATCCTAAATGCTTATGGTAGATACCGTGGTTAGTTCTAACTATTACCTTCTTATCGTTTTTTAACTTTCTAATAACAGGAACATCCACGCTTGAATGCTCTACAACATAAATACTCTTACCATCACTAACAATAGACTCACCTGAAACTCCTTTAAACTCAGAACTACCATCGCCTCTTGTACTTATTAGTACCTTGATAGCATCTCTAATATTTTTCTGAGTTAGTACTTGTCTAATTTTAGCGCCGTCGGTTGCATGTTGAGGATTTTTACTCTTATCTTTATTGTCAGCCTTTTCTTCTCTTTTCTTTTCTACCTTATCGGTTTCTTTTTCATCATCCCCTACCATTAAAGAAGAGTTAACAATACCAATACCGAATTCATTCATACCTTCAGACCAGTCAGTATCAATATCATGCCAATAGACCATTTCTACGTTGTCTACTACTTCATGTACAATTTCCATTTTGGCATCATAACCTCTATCTCTGTTTTTAGCCAAAACAATGCCATCACCAAGTCTTACACCAGCAACAACACATTCTAATAACCGTTCCTTTTTTATTTCTTTAAGGATTTCTATTAATTTCATTATTCTTCAGTTTTAGCTTCATCAGCTGGTGAATCTTTTTTCTTGGCTGTAAATTTATCTAAGGTATCAGCACCCATTCCAATTGCTGTGATTACCATTACTGCATTTACTAATTCAGCAGCCGGTTTGAAATGTTCATCTGTGAAAGAGTTTGCTAGCATAGTTCCACAAAGGAATAATGCACCAAAAAATGCGATTACAGGTTTAACTGAAATAGTACCTCTTTCGTCTTTAAAAAGATCAATTACCCATTCTTTAAAAGTCATAGTTGTAAATTTTACTTATTATAAATTACCATTTAGGAGCTTCTTCTTTAAATTCGTCTCCGTCTTTCTTTTTAGTTTTTGGTTGTGGTTTATTTATTTGCTTTGCTTCATTACTCTTCTCCTTAACTATTACTGTTTTAGTAGAAGTAGTTTGTTGACCCGGAACAGTAATGTTAATACTTTGCGGTTGTACTTGTTTATCGCTTTCTTTTGGTTTTTGTAAATAAGACATTAAAAATGTACCGCCTCCAACTACTAGAGTAGATACAGTACCTATAAGGGTCTTTTTTAAACCAGTCATAGTACCGTCATTATACTTTTCATTCTTAGCCATCGATGACTCCTCTACTGCCTTCTTTGTTACTTTTGCCATATTAAATTATTTTATAATAACGGGACGTTTAGTTTCATTACCGTTTATATCTATAAATATCAAGTTATAGTCGCTTTTTGGTATTTTAGATAAATTATATACTTTTGTTACAGAATTAGAGTTAGCTGTAAATCCTTCTGTTATTACCGGGGTAAATGAACTGAATGGAGTAATCTGCACTGAGTATTTAGCTCCTTGAGTAACAGCAAATTCCACAGTAATTATGTTATTTTCCTGTGTTAAGCTGCTTATAGCTGTTGAAGTTGATTTTACACCTAAGTCAATCACCGGTAAGGTAGTTACTGTTTTAGTGCATGCTGCTAAGAATATAACCGTTGTTAGTATTAGTTTTTTCATATTAGAAATTATTATACCCTGTTAATTTGATTGATATTGTATTTAAGTTAATTCCTAGTTGATTACCTTTATTATCAGAAGCATCCATTGTGGATCCTACTTTAATTGCAGTAGTTAGGTTAACTCCATCTCCTATAGAAGAAAACTTAAGTGTAAAAGGAGTTTGTGCTCCTGTAATAGGCGCTTTCAGGTCTCTGTTAACAGCTCCAAATTTAATTCTACCAGATTTAGAATTAGCAAATGTAAACCAAGTATTAGGTAAGTTAGAGGCTAGGCTTTCAAATTTAATTTTTGTAGTATCGTAATAGAACTCAAATTGCAAAGCTCCTACGTTGTTAACTGTATTAATATTAACTGGTACTTCTATTGTATTAGTTGTTACAGTTACATTACTTAAATTAACGTCTACAGGAGCTTTATTAACATTAGGAGTATTTACGTATTCAACTGCGAATGATTGTATTGTTCCATCAGAAGCAACTACTTGTGAACTGTGTGATCTGTTTATGTCTCCGGGAATAACATACTTTAAGTTTAGTGGTAAGTTTGATCCTATTTTACCTGTCTTAAAATACACGTATCCGGTTTTAATACTAGGCCAATCAGCTATACTTAAATTATTAAATAAAGAATCTGTAAATGTAGGAACATCTAAGTATATGTCCGTGCCTGGTCTATATGTAGCAGGAAGTGTGTATAGTGAATCTACTCCTACTGATTGAGCAAAGATTCTAGTAACATCTCCGCCATCAAATACATAATTTTTATTTACATCAGCAGATAAATAGCCAATACCAGTCTTGATATTAGATCCAGTAAATGTACCGTCTAAGTTTTGATTAGTAAATTCAGTTTGTGCTGCAGTAAAATCACTTACAGTCACAGCAGCATTCATAATATCTTTTACTACATCAGCACTTACTCTAACACTCACCTGGTATACCGTATTAGCTTTAAATCGAGTTTGATCTATTGCAAGACTCCCGTCGTCATTAGCATCTACTAAGTACGTTGTTTTAGCAACTGTATCTGTAAATGCTATTCTTGTAAGGGTAAATTGAGATAAAGCTCCATTAGTTTCTACATGCCCTTTAATATAAGATTCAGAATTAGGATCTAAGTACACCGGAATGCTTAGCGGAGTTTCCTGTATTGTAGCTCCCTCTGTACCGTTACTATTAAATGCAGCAGCAAAGTTCATTCTAATAGGATCAAATGTAAGACCTACTGCATTAGCGTTTAATTTAAATGTTAATTTTTCTAATCCCCAGTAACTGCTGTAAGGCATTGCTGCAGTAGTAGCCCAGTTTAAGCTGTGTCTAATAATAGTGTGATTACCGCCGTTTGTATAGGTGTAGTTACAGTTACTATAATCTATATTACCGTTACTAGTTGTGTTAGCTGAAGTCTGAGCAAATCTATAACCCGGATATAGGTAGTAGCTTTCTGAAATTTGAGAACCTGCAGGAAGTACTCCTCCGTTACCTGCAGTACCGCTATTACTAATACTTAATAATGTTAAAGCTGTATTCTGATACTCAAAATCAAAATACAACTGTCTTGCAGTACTATTACCGTTACCGTTAGCTGCTACGTAGATTACTAATGTATCACCTTTTTTAAGCGTATTACCGTAAGCATTAAGCTTAACAGTATCGCCTGTAGCATTAGGTTGAGTACTCAGTTTTAACTTAATGTTTTGTCCAAATGTTGTTAATCCTACGAAAAGCAGGATACTAGTTAATAAATGTTTCATAATTTAGAGTAATTTTGTCACAACCGAAACGCATGCTTTTTTTATTGCATTTCTTTGTACGGCAGAATTAAACTGACCTCTTTCATTTATCAACAACGTGGATGTACTGATCTCAGAGGATCTGTCTTCAGTATTTATAGTTTTTAGTACTTTTCCAAATCCATCAGATAAAGTACCTTTCATCCTTATTACAACTTCGTTCTTATCTTCATGGAAAACAGAAACACCTTGTTTTGTTTGTTCTACATCAAAAAAAGAAATTTCGACATCTATAACGTAATCAGCATCAAATCTATCTACAAGAGTGAAGCCCTTATCTTGAAGGGCCTCTTGTATTACGTTTTTAACGCCAAAAGCCAGGTTTTTATTTCCTGTTAAAGGACCTGCTTTGATATTATTTACAATAGTTCCAAGAGCAGCTTTATTTTGGGCTCTACTTGAAACCCCTATTAATGTCATAACCATAATTAAGAAAACTAGTTTCATTACGGTTTAGATATAAATAGGATATATGTCTTACTTAAATTTAAATCCTGTCAGTTTTTCTACGTCTCCTACTGTAACTTCATGTGAATGTAGTCCGACTGGTTTATCGGCGGTATTATCGAAGATATATGCTTGATACTCTTTAAGCTTTACTACGTAGATAACTTTCCAGCATTGTTTAGGAACGGATACTTTACCTATTTTTTTTGCAACACCTACTGAACCTGCCCAAACGTGTACACTGTCACTTTGTAAAGCAATAGCTCTTTCTACAACTTCCAAAGCTTTCCAATCACCTGCGTTTAAGCTGTGATACTGAGGTGCCATGTTAGAAAAGTAAAAACACTCTGTTTGAACCATATCTCCTTGGCATTGATTTTCTGCTGCAGGACACATATGACCTCTATCTGTACCTGAACCTACGTAGTCTTTCATAAGATCGGTTTCAGTTTTTAATAATGGATCTGGTGCGAATTGATCTTTACGTGCAAGTTGGTTTGCACAACTTACTTTAGCTTTAGTTACATACCATTCGACTAGTACCGGGTAGTACTTAGACTTACTGAATACTGTAGTGTAATTAGTATGCTTAATACGAACTGTATCTTGTGCATTTAATGCAAGTACTACAAATATGCTCAAAAAAGCAATAAGTGCTAATGTTAGTAAAAGTTTCTTTTTCATACTTATAAATAGTTCATACTTATAAATAGTTATAATGCAAAACTTTCTCCGCATCCGCAAGTGCGAGAAGCATTTGGATTAATAAATTGAAATCCTTTACCGTTTAATCCATCACTATACTCTAATTGTGTTCCAAATAGATATAGTAAAGATTTCCTATCTATTAGTATCTTTAAACCAGCTTCTGATTCTACAATTTCATCTGTTTGATCAATATGATCATCGAAATCCATTACGTAAGATAAACCACTACATCCTCCTCCTTTAACGCCAACTCTTAAGAAATGAGTATCAGGAGTAACTCCTTCTTCCATCATTAAGCCGATAACGTGATTTAATGCTTTCTCTGTAATTGTTACCATTATGCATACTTTAATCCGAAGAACTCATAGTTTTTATGTACTGATTCTTCTTCGCCTGCTTTAATTGCTAAATCTTCATCTTCATAAATTGCACTAACAGGACATTCAGGAACACAAGCACCACAATTGATACAAGTATCTGGATCTATATATAATTGTCCGCCTGGAAATGCTTCTTTACCTTGTGCTGCTACTTCTGCACCAGAACCTCCAATATTTATAGGTCCGTGAATACAGTCAACAGGGCAAGCGTTAGCACAAGCTGTATCCATACAGTCAACACAACTTTTTCCAATAATAAAGCTCATAATCTATAATTTATATATGTGATTCTTCAAATATAATTGCCTCTAAGCCTTGTTTTACTCTATAATCATTAATAGCTGATTTGATAGCATCTTCTGCTAAAACTGAACAGTGAATTTTTACTGGAGGCAAATTTAATTCCTCTACTAAATCCATATTATCTATAGTAATAGCTTCGTCTAATGTCTTACCTTTTAGCCATTCAGTTGCTACTGAAGAAGATGCAATTGCTGAACCACATCCGAATGTTTTAAACTTAGCGTTAACAATTATATCATTCTCTACTTCGATCTGTAATCTCATTACATCGCCACATTCTGGTGCACCTACTAATCCCGTACCTACGTTAGGTTTAGACTTATCTAAAGTTCCAACATTCTTAGGATTAGAGTAGTGATCCAATACTTTATCGCTATATGCCATATTTGAGTTATTTTAAATAAATAGAGAAAGCTCTCCTTAATTGGAGAGCTCTCTACTTTAAGGAAACCTTAATTAATACATTCCCATGTTCGGGTCTTGTTCTTGCTTCTTCTTATCGTCTCTCTTTTCAAAGATAACTGATTCTGTTGTCAAGATAGTTCCTGCTACAGATGCTGCATTCTCTAAAGCCGTACGAGTTACTTTAGTTGGATCTAATAATCCTACTGTAAATGCATCTACTATTTCTTGCTTCTTAGCATCATAAGTAAAAGAATCTGCCTCTGTTGCATTTTTTAAGATCGAATAGTAATCTTCAATACCGCAGTTGCTTAAGATAGTCTTAAATGGTGCGTAACATGTTTTCTTTACAATATCAAAACCTAATAATTCATCTGATGATATCTCTCTAGGTAAAATCGGTAAGTTATTAACTGCTCTAATCAAAGCAATACCGCCACCAGGAACGACACCTTCTGTTAAGGCTGCTTTAGTAGCAAATAAAGCATCTTCTACTCTATCTTTTCTCTCTTTAATTTCAATATCAGAATTACCTCCTACTGAAATGATAGCTACACCGCCAACTAGTTTACCTAATCTCTCTTGTAACTTTTCTTTCTCGTAGAATGAAGTAGCTTTCTCAATTTGATCTTTAATCTCTTGAGCACGTGCTGTAATCTTCTCTACCTCTCCATTACCATCAACGATAGTAGTTGTTTCTTTAGCTACATTAATTGTTCTAGCTTTACCAAACATTTCTACAAGTTGAACAGGAGTTAATTTATCTAACTTATGTCCTTTATCTTTAGAGATAACTGTACCGCCTGTTAAGATAGCTAAGTCTTCTAAGATTAAAGTTCTTCTCTCTCCAAAATCTGGAGCTTTAACTGCTGCTACTGAAACAATACCTCTCATCTTATTTACAATCAAAGTAGCTAATGCTTCATCTTCGATATCTTCTGCAACAATTAATAAAGGTTTGTTATCTGAGTTTACTTTGCTTAATGCATTTAATAATTCAGCTGCTTTAGTAATACGTCCGTCGTAGATTAAGATGTATGGTTCAGTTAATGAAGCATTCATCGTAGTGTTGTTAGTAACAAAGTATGGAGATTTATAACCTCTATCAAATTGCATACCTTCTACAATCTCTAAACTAGTTTCACCTGTCTTAGATTCTTCGATAGTAACAATACCCTCTCTACCTACCTTTTCGATAGCTGTAGAGATTAAGTTACCTACCTCTACATCGCCGTTAGCTGAAATAGTAGCTACTTGTTGGATTTGATCTTGCGAACTTACATCCTTAGCAATTTTTTTGATTTGCTCTACTACCTGTGCTACGTACTTATCGATACCCTTCTTTACTTCTACTGGATTAGATCCTTGGTTAATTAACTTTAAACCTTCTTCTACCATAGTAGCTGCAAGTAAAGTAGAGGTAGTAGTACCGTCGCCTGCTTCATTAGCAGACTTAATAGATACTTGCTTTACTAATTGTGCGCCTAAGTCTTCTACTTGGTCTTCTAACTCATGAAAAGATTTAGCTACTGTAACGCCATCTTTAGTTACTTTTACTTCGCCTGATTGATCTTTAATCAATACTGTTCTACCGCCTGGTCCTAATGTTGAGGATACCGACTGGTTTAGCTGTTTAATACCTGCTAATAATTTATTTTTTAGCTCAATTCCGAAAACTGTCTGTGTTGCCATTTCTAATTAATTTTTGTTTTAAATACATCGTCTATTACCGTCTCTTTAAGAATGTCTAGTACAGATGTACTTTCACTAATCTTGGAATAAACGTCTTGTTCTTTTACAATATAGTAATCTTCCCCTTCTACAGTGATTGATACAGATCCCATTTTCGGAATCAATACTTTATCCCCAACTGCTAGACTAGAGTCTACATACTTATCAGAGTTGTAGTTATACACTTTTGAAGTAGCAATTACTTCTCCTAGTTCAGGTCTTTCTTTACCTAAGTCAGGGATAATAATATTACCTACTGTTTGTTCTTCTTCTTCGATTGGCTTAAGAACTAAATAGCCGTTAAGTGGATTTAATTTACTCATATACTTAATTGTTGTTTTAATCTTCTATTATTTCAATATCAGGAATACTTCTCAGAAAAAAAAATTTATCTTCTTTTTTTAATACAATATCTGCATGCCAATTCTCTTTCAAATTTTCTACATTAGGATTGTCACTCATTCGTACAATCTCTATAACATAGTAGAGAGTCTCATTAAAGGTAATAAATTCTTTCTTGATAAAGGGTATCATAACTGGTTACTTAGTAGGCCTACTTTTTATTTAGCTTTTAAAGCTTTAGGTGTGCTGATCTGTATTTGTTTTACAGCTTTGCCTTCTGCAACTGGGATTGTTAATACAAGCAATCCTTTATCTAGAGATGCTTCTAACTTACCTAGATCAAATTTAGTTGAAATCTTCCAAGTAATATTAAAAGAGGATCTCTTGATACCTCTATAGATTGGAGCTTCTTCTGCTTTGTTAGGTTTTTCGTATGTAATACGTAATTGATCTCCGTCGACAATGATATTAATATCTTCTTTGTCAAGGCCTACTGCGGCTACTTCAAATCGAATGCCGTCTTCTGTTTCAAAAATGTCTACTGGGTGGGTTACTTTCTGCGTAATGGCAGCAAAGTGTGATTGTGTGTCGAATAAATCTCGCCATAATAGGTCGAATGGATCTAGCTCAAATGGTCTAAATGTCATTTTGTTTAGTTTTGTGTTCCCTTACGGTGAACGGTTTAAAAATTGTTTATAACTTAAGGCCTACTAAGTACCTTATTTCTCATAAATATACTACTTTTTATTGTAATGTTTTCTATAGTTCATACTTATAAATAGTGTCCATCTCAGAAAACATACTAAAGAAGGTCAATGGCCATCACGGAAGTTGTTTGCAACCTCAGGAATTGCAATTAATTCTACGCCATCTAGCTTAGTTGTATTTTCCATACAGTCTTGGACAATCTCACAAGCTCTCTTAACGTCTTCAATTTTTACTTGGCAAATCAATTGGTCATGTATCTGTGCAATTACTTGTCCTACTATATTTTCCTTACGGAATTTACGATTTATTTGTAAAGCTGCACGGTTTACTATGCTTGCTGCATAACTCTGAATTTGATAGTTTAAAACGTTATTAAGAGCATTTTTATAATCTCTATATAATGTAGTAACTGCTTCTACTCCGTAGCTTGCTTCTATACCTTTTCTAAATTTCCAGTCATCGAGAATTTTATCTCCGAAAGCTTCATAGATTTCCTTTGCTTTAGGTAGATGTCTAATACGTCCTACCTTATTTTTAATATATCCATGCTCTTTTACAAACTTTCTAGAATTCTCTCTCCACTCTCTTAATTGCGGGAATCCATTTAAGTAACCTTCTACAAGTCTCTCTCCTTCTTTTTTGTCTATTTTTAGAGACATAGCTAATGCATATCCTGACATACCATAAGGTACACCTAAGGCATAGCCTTTAGCAGTTTGTCTTTTAACTGGATCTACTTTCTTTAAGAAGTTAGGTGCTTGAGTATGTGCACTAACACCTTCAAGCTTTTCTGTCTTAATAGCAATGTGAGAGTAAAAATCTAAATCGTTATTAAAAATCTCTTTTAGTCCTTGATCGCCTGCTACTGTAGCAAATACTCTAGGTTCTAGGGATGCATAGTCAGTATCAAGTAACTTTGTACCTTCATCGCAAATAAAGAAAGCTCTTACTACATTAGTATATCCTGTAAGTAAAGCCTCTTCCTGACCTTCTTCTAACGGTTTAGGTAATTGCTGTAAGTCAGAACCGTATCTACCTGATACGGTACCATTTTGTTTAAAATACGGATAGAACTTTTCATCTTCTGCTGCATCTAAGAAACGATCAACATAAGCTGTCTTGATCTTAGTAAGCTTATTATATAAGCGTAAGTGCTTAGCCCACGAATACTTATCGCTAATAGACTGAATCATATCTTCATCGAATTGAGGCTTACCTTTATCAGTACTTGATAATGGTTTCTCTCCTAATACATCGAAAGCAATCTTACCTAATTGATCTTTAGATTGAATATTAAAAAACTGTCCGTCGTTATCTTCCTTCCACAAAGTCATACTAACCTTAGCTACTTGCTCTTTAGTTAGATAACTTTCATCGCCAGTCATTAAAAAGTCCTTAATAGGTCCTTCTGCAAGAGATGTAACAGCTGTTTTATTAATAGCAAACTTACCTGTTCTTTCTGATCTAGGTAATTCAATGCCGCTTTGTTCTAATAGTCTTTGTGCAAACGTACCTTTATGCTTAGGAGGGTAGGCAGTTCTAGCCTGCTCTAATATCCAGCTTCTTACTTGCGGTAGAGCTAACAACTCTTTAACAACTAAAGTAGATTGCTCTTCTAAGTCTTTTGTAATATTATCTTGAGTCTCTTGAATAAGAGCTACGTTAAGTCTAATACCGTGCTCTTCCATTGGTATAGTAACCTCTCTATAAACAGGCATTACCTCCTCTTCAAAGAAAAAATGCTCTAATCCTTCGTCTTTAAGTACCTGTAGGAAGTGGTAGAAAATACGTAAAGTTAAATCCGTATCGGCTGCAGCATATTTAGCGAGTATAGCCATATCTGCTTTATAAATCTCAAAGTTATCTTTCGATACGGCCCCGCCATTTGCTTTAATGCTAGCTTTTAATTCTAACTGCTCTTCATTAGCTTCTGATTCTACGTCTAGACCAATTTCCTTCTGTACCATTTTAGCAATAGATTTTAATCCAAAAGGATTACCAAACCCAAACGCACCTTCCTCTTTAACTGTGTGTACAAGTAAGGCAGTATCAGCGTGTAGTGCTGGAAGTAAATCTATACCGTAAAAATTCTTTGTAAATCGAACGTCAAAAGAGGCATTATGCATTACTAATTTTTTCTTTAGTAACTGACTTATAGCATACTTTGCTAATTTATCTGCATTTGTACCATCTATGCTTAGCTCTACTAATTGTTCGTTCTTCCATTCACGAATTGGCATGTAATAACCTTTACCAATCTCACCAGATACAGAAAATCCAATAATCAAACCCTTACGGGGATTCAGACTATTGGTTTCCGTATCATACGCAACGAGTTCACTATCGTTAATATGTTTAATTAAATCTTTTAGAGTCTCTTTACTATTGACCGTTACATAACTTTTTTCTTGCATAACTTATATTACTTCCTGGTTTTCTAAAAGGTCTTTTGCTTGTTGATAAGTAAGCATAAATTCTTTCTTTCTACCTCTAAACTCTTTAATAACATCTAACTCTTGACAAAGTACAATAAAAGATCTTAAGTCTTTTTGAGAACAATCTATCTTTTGTGTCTGTACTAAAGATTGAAATTTATTAAAGGACAGGGTTTGATCACCTATTACCTTTTTACCGTTCTGATAGTATAATTTAAGTAATTTTAAGTTAAGATCTAACTGCTTAAACTTAGGAGTCTGTAAAAGTTTTTTAGTCTCTTCGTAACTGCCTAAAGTATAAAAAGCATCAAAACCTACACCAATTAGAACAATTAATTCAAGAAAAATTGTTATAAAGAGGAATGCAGTTGAGTTTTCCAAATTCTTATCCACAGCGGTGTTCGCTTTGGCTTGTGTTTTCGTTTCAAGCTGTTGTACCTTAGCATCTTTTGCTTGCTGCAAAGAGTTAACAACTGAATCTCTATAAATCCTGTCAGCCTTTCTGCTTCCAGGTTGGCTACGGTAATAGGCAATTTCTTTATCATAGTATTTTGCTATTGAATCTGCTTTTTGATTAGATGTTGAATCTACTGCTGCAGTTATCATTTCTGAATTATCTACAAGTCTATGTGCGCCTTTAATGGATAGGTAAAAACTTCCTGCTATTAAGAAAGAACATATCATACCTCCTATAAAGATTTGACCTGTAAGTTTTTTTACCTGTAATATGCCTGTAAAGAATTGCTCTAATGTAAATCTCTTTGTTAACTCATATCCTGTTAGAAATAAAGCTATAAAAACTGTAAAAAATATTTCTTGAAAAGGAAATAAAGTAGGTATGGAGTTTGTGACAGACTTAACAAAGAAATATCCAAAATAAATCAAAAAGATATTACCGAGAAAAGAAAAGTAGTACAAGATCCTATCAAGGGTTATATAATTCTGTTCAAGCTTAAATACTTCTAACTTAAGACGTAACCTGTTAAATTTATCTATTTTCATATTATAATTCTTCTATTACTCCAAAGCATTCTGCAATAAAGAATAAACAGCCTCCTATAAAGAAACTGCCGTACATTAATGCTGCACAGCCAAACATTCTAATACCTGATTTTAATATACTTATTCTAAAGTGTTTAGTTGTTTTTGATTCTTTTGGTTGCATATTACCTTTGTTTATCGCCTTGGAATTGGCCATTATATAAATTTTCTTGATCTACTTCTTCGCATTTATGGAAGTATATTTGAGCTACTCTCGCATCTTCTTCGATAAATATAGTTTCATTTACTCTCATTACACATCCCATAAATTCTGTTTCGAATCCTGGATCGAATACTGATGAATGTATAATAGTACCGTTTCTTAATAAAGAAGATCTCTGTCTAATTAAACCTACATAGTCTGCAGGTAATTTACATCCTTCCCAGAAAGTAATTTCATAAGTACCGGGATACAGTATCCATCCCTGCTCCCCGTCTAGCTTTACTTTCTCTACATCAGAGTAACCTGCTAGGGTAGTTTTATTCTTTAATACTATCCCAATTTTGTCTTGAGGATTAGCTCTAATTTGCTTTACTGTCTGTAAAGATAAATCGTAACCTACTTGAGCTTTCTTACCTTTCGACTGCTCTAATTTAAGCAATCCTTTTTCTGTTATTTGATCTGCGTTTAACATAACTATTTTTTCTTTTTTGTATATGGAAACATTCTATTTAGAATATTTTTTCTTCTAGTACATCCACAATCTTCATACCCAAGCATATGGGCAATCTTATCTGCTAGTCTATCAATATAGAAAAACTTTAGCACTTTAGCAACTGTATCTCCTAATCCTTGTGATTTCATTATTTACGTGGGTATCCTTTAGTAAATTCATAAAATTCTGATCTAGCTGAATCTTCGTTTAAAAAAGAGCCGCTTAACTTAGAGGTTTTCATACTAGCACCTTGATGCTTAACTCCTCTACAGCTTACACAGTTGTGAGTTGCTTCAATCATTACTGCTACACCGATATTATCAGTACAGATTTGATTTACTGCATTATGAATAGCTACAGTTAATTGCTCTTGAATTGCACCTCTTCTACTAAAATGCTCTACTATACGATTTAATTTACTTAAACCTACTACTCTACCTTCTAAAGTAGGAATATAAGCAATATGGCATAAACCGTTAATAGTCTGATGATGATGAGAGCACATACTCGTGATAGGAATACCTCCTTCAAATACTACTCCGTCATAACCGTCAGAAGGAAACGAAGTAACAGAACTTAAATGTTCATATCTACCTTTCCATAAATCGTTTACGTATGCTTTAGCTACTCTCATTGGAGTATTAGAACTATTAGGATCATTTTCCCAATCTACACCTAATGCAGTTAAAAAGGCTCCGTAGTGTCTAGCTGCTTCTACGGTAATTTCGTACTTATCAGTCTGGCTTAAACCAGGCTTACCGTTTTTGATTGCTTCCTCTAATTGTAAGCTAATACCATTAGCACAGCCTGCTTTAGCTAATTCTAAATCGTCAATGTTTATATTTTTATCTCTTGTCATATTCTATATTATAAGTATTTTGAAATCTGCTCTAAACGCTCTTCTACCGTACCTGTTAAAGTTACGACTTTTTCTGCAGGGATATACTCTGCTATAAACTTTTGTATAATTCCGTCAATCTTAATCTGTAACTCAGCACTTAATCTATCTGGATCATCTACAAAGTCAAACTCGATAGGAATATAAAAGAAGTATTCTACTTGATCTTTAGTCTTTTCAAATAACTCTCTAATCTCGTCAATATTAACATTAGGAGTTAAGATTCGTGAATAGATAATACAATCTACTAAACTACGAGTACTAATTACATTTTTATGAGTTAAGTAGTTTTGATAAGCCCAAGCAGATAGCTCGTTAATTGCATACTGCTTCTCGTCGTTAGATAACTCTAACATTTTACCAATTTTAATTACAGGACGAGAAAACCCGTCGGTAACATAATAATCAGGAAAACTGGTAGATACCTCTTTTAATAAGGTAGTTTTACCAGTTCCGTGCGATCCTATTAATATCTTCATAAGTATCTTTTAGTAAAAATAGCTACTTTTTATCGAACTTCCAAATATTAGTAAAGAAATGTACCCAGGAATTTAAGGAAGTCTCTCGAAGTATAGCATAAGCTTCGTCTATAGTATTTGCTCTATTTACAACTTGATAAGCGGATACAACCTCGCCAGCATCTAATTCCGGAATCACCTTATGCACTACTGATCCGCAGTAAGGATACTTTTCTTGATTTCCGGCAACGTCTTCTTGCTTGTTAAATCCTTTTAATTCCGGGTACATAGTAATTAAAGCCGGATGTCCATTATAGGCAGCTCCTTCTAAGTACGGAAAAAGCTCTGCTGGAAGTATTCTTAAATATCCATGTAAGGTAATTAGTTCTTTTAAGTTAATTCTTGTACGTAAGTAGTCTACTATAGAAGGTCTACGAGGTATAGTATGTATCTCTACGTTATTTTCCCCAAAGATCTCCATGTTTCTCGGTGATATCTTTGTAATGTTATTAGTTACTACTAAACTAGGGAGAATCCTAAGCTTTTCACTAATAGCTACTACTTCAGAACCTGTCTGAGATATTAATACCCCCCAGCCGTTTAATACTTTCATTACTGTCCCATTGCTTTTCTTGTATAGTAACCTGTATCGATTAATGCACGTGGAATTAATTCCTCTCTAGTTGCACGAACAGGATTGATATCTAATGAACCGCGTCTTGCATATAATAACATTACTACGCAATCTTTAACTTCAGGATGCTTTGTAATAGCTGTAAATAACTTCTCACTGCAGAACTCATGGAACTCGTTTACTTCACGTAATGCAATTACTTCTTTTAATAAACCTTCTAAATCCACTCTGCCTTTTCTAGTAGTAATATGGAAGTAAGCAGCGCCTGTATCTTTTTGCTTTGTATGTCTACATCTTGATCTTAAGATACCAGTCATTACAGATACGTCATCAGATGTTTCGGCAGGAATAATATTAAAATGACTCTCTTTACCAGAGTAATCTGTAATCTCTAATTCTTCTAATTTCTTATTTCCTAATAAGCGAAACAGATCGTAGTATCCATCTCCTGGATCACCTTCAAATAATACTTGTTCACCCTCTCTAAAGAATGATACTTCTACCTCTTTACCAATACACTCGCTAATATCTTTCTTTACTTGATTCTCATAATTTTCAATAGCATCATGAATCTTATCGCCCATCTTACACATATCAAATGTATTGAGGTATAATTTAAATGATTTAGACTCTACCATAAATTCTGAATCAGCAGGGCATATTATTTTTAACGTACCTGCGATAGGTAATCCATTATCTAATAAAAAGGTTGCTTCATGACAATGCCACGTATCGTAGCCTACAAATTCATCTCCTTTAATATTCCAATCACCACGAGCTAATGCTCTTGGCATAGGATTTAATTGGCTAGGATCAAAGGTGTCTGTATAGACTGCATATGAGTTAGCTGAACCTAAAGTTTTAGCAGCTACCTCTGACATATTACTTGCTGACATAATTGCGGAATGTTTTTATATTTTTAAAAATAAGATCTGTCTGTTCTTTTGTTAACTCAATATCTAAATTATCTGCTAATTTAGCTTTTGGTTTAGGTTGAATTAAACCATGAGGACCTAATTCATTACCTGCCCAACCGTTAATAACAGGTGAGCTAGTATCTAATGAGTATACTAATCCTCTGAGAGCAATATGAAGACTATTAATTAAAATAAACTCTACTGGATTTTGACAGCCTAATAAATGAAACTTAGGTAATCCAATCCCCATATTGAATCTATTCTCATACCACCAATTTAAGAATCTAAATCTTACTGTTACATAATCTGATTTTTCAATTAAATCGAAAGGTAATGCAATAATATCTACTCTCTCAGTTAAGTAGTAATCTATACAATCAGCAATTTCTTCAAAAGTATCGCCTTGACATACACCAATATATTTTTGTCCTTCTACTTTAAAGTTTGCTAAATACTCTTTTGCATTATCTAAAGTTTGCTTATGGTTATTAACTACATCAGGAAGTACGAGATGGGTAGGTTTATATTCCTTACCCAACTCATAAAGTTCTTCCATTGGTATAGATCTGCCTAATTCAAATGCTGAATTATCTAATATAGAGTAATCGGCTGCTTTAAGCTTTTCTTTATAAAAGTCAGCATATTCTGTATCCAGGCTTAATAAATGACCTAGTACATAAGGGTAATCGCTTACCTCATCATGACGGTCAAATAAAGCTTTCGGTATTTCGTGTGAAATTAAAGGCATAATTTATTTTTTATATTCTGATAATACTTTTTCTACTGCTTCTTTAGCTACTTCCCATGTTACTGGTCCTGTTTCGTCAGCATATGCTACAGGATCAGGACGTCCTAATTTAATGAATGCTTCAATACGCTCTACTGATGCTGCTGATTTGTAATCAGAATACCACTTTCCTACGAGTTCTACTTCTGAGCTAAATAACCCACTGCTTAAATCTCCCTCCCACGACTGAATAAAAATTGGTTTATAAGATGTATTTGTACGCTTATATACTTCATCAAAATCAAGACCTAACGCCTCACATGCTCTTAAACCGTCTTCTAATATCTCAAATTTATTTACTTCTAAGTAAGGAGTATAAACTGATACTAAGTCAGTATCCCAGTTACCTATTTTAAATGCTTCGAAATCAGCATCTCTAAATTCTTGACGACAGTCAGGATAGATAGCATGATCACCTGCGTGAATACCCATTGCAATAGCTATAGGCTGTCCTACAGTACAATCATCTCCAATATTATTAGTAGCAATCGATAATGCTGCTGCTTGAATTAAAGATGAAAATATTTTATTACGATTAGGTACAACAGTTGCTTTCATATTGTCTTGCTCGTAATGTCCTTCTGGTACATCTGCACCACCTGTTACTAGAGTTGAGTTTAATAATTGCTGTAACCCGTCTAATTTAATAACTTGATACTTTACTTTGTGATATGTTATATTTTCTGCTTCCGAATCATAACCATTGTTAATGTACTCAACTAATGATTTAGCACGCTCTAATTCTACTTTGTGCTTTTGACCGTAATCAAAACCTAATGCTGTTACTTCATAGCCATTAGCTAATAGGTGTAACAAAAGAGAGGAAGAATCCATCCCACCTGATAATGATAAAACTGCTTGTTTTTTCATGTTTAAAAATTGTTAAATTTAGAGCGTATTATTTTGTAGATCGATTAGCTCTATAACCGAATTATTTTTTATCTTCTTTACCGTTAAGGTCTTTTTGTAAAGAAAGTATTTGGCTTGTTATATTACCGACTAAAGTACCTAGCTGTGCCCAAATATCATCGCACTCTTTTTCTAGCTTCTTAATAAGTCTAAACTGGTAAATCTGTAATCCTGCAAGTATTATTATAATACCTAAATACAAGTGTTCTTGTGTAAGTGTAACTGTCATTAAGTAAAGGTATTATTTTTTATTCGTTTCAACAACTTCATTTACAAAATTAGTAAATTCTTTTGTACCTGGAAATCCAATAAAGTTAGGGTTATCCATTACTCTCTGTAATGCTTTAATAGTTAGATCTTTATTCTTAGTATCAACAAGTAAAGGTTCTAAAATATACTCTTCTGTCGAACCGTTTTTACGGTTTAAGTAGAATAGAGTACCTGCTGCTGCACCTAAGGCTTGGTAATACTCCTCTGCGGTAGTACTCATATTATACATTTAAAGTTTTATTCCAAGCTGCAATATGCAATCTAGTTAAACCGCGGAAACGATATTTCTTAGCCATCTCCATTACAAATCGAGTTCTCTCTTCAAAGTTAGCAGCATCATCTAAACCCGGCATACAGACTACGTTCTTTAAAGGTATATTAAACGGTTCTACAAAATCTCTAAAGATCTCTTTAACATCGTCTTCACTACTAATAACAAACTTAAATTGATAGTTCTTATGTTGTTTAATACGTTCAATTGCTTCTGGTACAATACGCTGTTTCTCAGTCATACCTGAATTAGATAATTTAGGTGAACAGTTAATTTGATCTAACATATTAAATAACTTAACATCTATTACTATAGTACCGTTAGTTTCTATTTCATAAAATGGATAAACATCATTTCTATCAAGATATCTTGACATCCAATGATTGGTAAAGTTAACAATTGCTTCTTGATGACCTTTAATTGTTGGCTCACCACCAGTCCAAATAATATGAACTAAACCGTTTTTAATATCTTCATATACACCTTCTCCTTTCCAACGATTAATTAAATAATCAAATTCTTTATCTTCACCTCTCCATAACCACTGAGATGTAGAATCACAAGTCCATGTTGCTTTACCTTCTTTAACTAAATCACCTTCGAATATTTCTCCGTCTTCTAACTTTTGTTCTTTTTCTAATTGATTAGTAAATGCTCTACTCATACCACACGTTAAGTTACAAATACCTAAACGAACGAAGTATGCTGGAATACCAGATGAAATTCCTTCACCTTGTACTGTATAGAAGTCACTCGAGATAAGTAACTTATTTGGATCTATCTTACTCATTACTTTTTACGTTTTAATTGTCTTTCTGAAATAGTTTCAGTTACTGGCTCTTGCATTTCTACTACAGTTTTTACTGTTACTCTTTTAGTAGCTACTTTCCATTCAGACTTCGGAATAAAGCCCCATTCTCTAGTAGCTTGATCAGCTTTTTCATTTGTTACTCGAATTATTTCTCCGGTCTTAGAACTCTTTAAACATTTCATAGTTTCCTCCATGTTTTATTGTGATTAAATTATTTTTTATCTACATAGTGATGTAGCTTCTTTCTTAACCTATCAATTCGTATTTGACAGTACCACTTTCCCATATTACTGGATGCATTAGCATACCTTTCTTGCCAGTACTTAATAGCTTTATTAGTTTTAGCATTAGCTTCTTCCAGGTAGTCAATATCCCAGTAGCTATTATTTTCAAGTATTTCTTCATCAGTAGGAATATAAGGATTTTCTTCTCTATACTCTTCGATAAGCATTTTACGTCGAGACTTTTCTTGGTTCTTTTTAAATTTCTTATCCATTAGCCTATATAAATTGCTGAATTTCTTTTATTCTCAAAGAATTCTACTTTTAAAACCTTAACGCGCCCTTTCGTTTCTTCTTGTACGAAGGTGTTAATTTTACCGTAGATATACTTTGCAAATTGTTCTGCACCTACTGGACCTTCAAGTATCCTCAACTGAACTACTTCTTTCTTGTCTAGTTCTTTAAAGATCTCTAATTCAGGATCGTCTGGTGCTAATACTGTAGTATGGTCGAACATGAAGTCCATCCATGCTTTTGGATTCATACCATCGATATTACCTTTAGCTCTTTTCATACCGCCAAAGTCCCATACCCAGTTTCTATGATCTAACTCTCCTTCAAAAGTTACTCTAAACTCGATATCGTAGCCATGTAAAAATCTACAATGCGTTCCTTCTGCAGCCCATTGACGAAAGACGGTGCTAAAGCCGTCGTATAATTTTGTTGATTGAAATGTACTCATAACTGTATTTTTATAAAATTAAGTATTTTCTCTCAGATGACCAAATTTTTCATCAAGTATTTGGTTTCCTCTTTTTGCTTTAGGAGTATATGGACAATGCCTACATCCATTCCCGCAACATTGACCTCTTTGATAGAGGAAGAGAGGTGTGAAAATTACACGCTCTTCCTCTAAGTAATAGTGTAGTACTTCTTGTGTACCTATGTTTCTAAAATGGTTATCTTCCCCCATAAATTTATACTATTTCACAAGCACCACCTGCGCAAGCAGCTTCTCCCATTAAGTTAGTATTGTCGTTAAACTCTACTACTTTAGATAAATCTACATTATGTAAATGTTGAATCATCTCTTCGTACTTCTCTTCCGTACAGTCCTCAAAAGGTGCTTGAATATAAGTTCCACCGTTATAAGGTAATACTGATAATCCATTATAGAATTTTCTATTCTCCCACATCCATTTTCCTACTGCTTCCCATTCATCTTCTTTAATAGATACTGTAGCTGAAATATTGTGAGTATTTTGTCCTGATCTATGACCTGGTTTAATCCAGTTCTGATAGAAGAATTTAACTCTCTCTAATAACTCTAAAGCAGACTCGGTTCTAAAAATAGATCCTGCTGGTGCTTTTTGCGGTACTGAGATTACTGCAGTATCGTGAGGGCGGAAATATTCGTCTTCAATTAATTCTGGGTGATTAATAGCTAGGTGAGAGTAAATTGCTTCGTTCTTACCTACTCTAATTCTACGGATGTAATAATCGTTATGCCAAGCGTGAATACCTGAAGAAGTACCTAAAGTTAAAGACGAAGTACCAGAAGGTTTAATTGTAGTACATCTAGCAGCTGCATTTATACCTAATAATTTAGCAACTCTTTCGTTTTCTTCTTTAGTAATTTTAGCTGCTACTTTTAAATCTAATTTTTGAGCTGCACCAGAACCAATACCTGTCATACCAACGCCTATTAGACCATCTTTTTCAGTTGTTCTTTGCCATACTGGACGTAAGTAATGGAAGCTAGTATAAGATGCTTGTAGGGTACCAATAAATGCAGCAGCTTTAACTCTTGCATTTAAATCATCTTGATCTACGACATCAGAAACATTTACTTCACATAAGTTACAAAACTGGAAAGGACGTAAAGCAATTTCACAACAAGGATTAGTTCCCCAATCTTTATCGTTAGATAAGTAAACGCCAGGTTCCCCAGCACCACTTGCCTTAATTTTGTCCCACAAGCCGAAGAAAAACTCTTCAGTTACTTTATTTCTTAGTAATACTGCTGAATTATTAGCTCTTCCGCGTTGTGGGTTAAGTTCCCACCATGCGCCTGACTTAGCTGAAATCATATCATCGTCATCCGCACTAAAGAGGCTGATTAAAGCTGCTCTTCTAATACCGCCTGTTAATACTGCATCTGCAATATGGCAAACTATATCGTGTACTTCAATAGAAGCTAATTTGTCGTTGTTTTCTTTGCTATCTAAAATACCTTGTATCTTAATTAAACATTCTTTTAATGGTTGAGGTCCAGGTGCTTTACCGCCTGTAGTAATTAAAGCAGCTCCCTTAGCTCTAATATCTGAAAAGTCAAATGCTGGAGATGATCCACCTTCAAAATAAGATCTAACTAACACCTTTACTGCGTCAGCCCATCCTTCAATAGAATCGCCAATTAAAAAACGTCTAGTTTTCTTTGGATCTGGTTTTCTAATTTCAGGTAATTGCTCAACGTGATGCTTCTGTACTGAATAACCAACCCCAGTACCGCCTAATAATAAGAACATCGTTTCTCCAAAGGCTCTCCAATCATCAATTGGAAGATAAGCGCAGTTGTAGATACGGTTAGGACTGATTTCGATGGGTTTACCTGCAAATTGCATAGAGCGCATTGAAGGTAATGCTTTTCTCTCATAAACATACTGATAAGCATTCTCAATCTCTTCTTGTAACTTCGGAAATTTCTTTAAGTGCATTGCTTTATTTCTATCTACTAACTCTTTCCATGTCTCCCTTCTCTGTACTTCGGGATTAAATTTGGCATATTTCATATATACCGTAATGTCACTTAAAATGCTCTGTGAAATGTCCATTTTTTCGTCGTTTTTTATAATTTTAAAGATACGTTTTTCATTCGGGGTTTTAACACCACCGTTAAGTCTATAACTTACTTAGTTAAATTTACAGGTTTTTGTTTAGACCGTCTTGAAAGACTGTCTCAAGGTATGAGGTTCCAGCAGCAGGAGGTCTAAAAGTAGGATCTACCATATCTCTCTCTACCAAATCATTAGTGCCATTTTTCTCCATCTCAAATACAAACTCATTATAAGTTTCTTGATTTACAGGAGGTGCAAATGCTGTCTTTTTTTCGTTGTATAATGTAGTTAAACTCATATAAAATACCTTTTGTAGTAATAAATAGCGTTATTTCCCTAATTCAAAGAATCTTTGCTGTAAATAATTTCTTTCTTCTGCACTAAAATTAGTAGTCGGAGCCTTAGGTCCTTGAGTACCATTTTCTACCGTAAATTCCCCCTCTTCCATCTCTCTATTTAAAATTTCTATATTACCGTTTTCAGTGTTAATTTTCATTGGATAGGTCATTCCATCACCGCCATATCGATTCTTCATAATATGTGCTCTTCCAGTACCGTTCATCTTATCTAAACGCTTTCTTGATAAAGACATTGCAAAATCCGCAATCATAACTTTATTATATGAACCTGCTGCTTTATCTCCTTCAATTACATCATCTTTTGCTCCTGCTCTATTTACTTGAGATACAGTCCAAATTGGAAGTTTCAAGTCTCTTGCTAAAGCCTTAGTAGAGATATAGATATCATCAATTTCATCTTTTCTGTCAATAGATTTACGTTTAGATTTTAATAAATCTACGTAATCGATAATAACTAAATCTGGTCGAGTTCCAAGGTCAGTCATTTTCTGAATATGAGATTCTATACTTGCTATAGATGCTTTACCCATTGAAAATTCTTTAATAATTAACTTACCTTTAAGCTTCTCAATCATCTCATTAACTTCCTGTCTATGTAAACCTAATTCCTGTACTTTAAGACCTGTAAAAGTAGCATCGTATCTTCTACCCATATATCCTTCTGATAATTCTAAAGTATAGTGGACTACAGTATAGCCTAATGATACAGGCATAGCACCTAATGCAGTTAACATCCAACTCTTACCCCCACCTGGATTACCGAAAATAATTCCTACATCACCAGCTCCTAATCCTCCCTGTAACAAGTCATTAACATGAGGCCAAGGTGTTGGTATAGGATTTCTATCTTCTGCTCTATAACGAGTTTCAGTATCTTTTTCATACTCGTGACCTAGATTTTTATCCATACCAGCTTTTAATGCTGAATCGATTAAGTATCTAATATCGTCGTATTGTCCTTTCTCTAATAAATCAACTGAAGATAATAATGCTTTCTTTAACTGCTGGTTCTTACAGAAGTTAGCAAACTCCTGCTCTACATACTCCTGATCTTCGTTAGATGCTTTATAAGCTTCTTTTAATTGCTCGATAACAGATACTTTTAATACCTCGTTATCAATTTTTTTAACCTCTACCTGTAATGCGTCTAAAGAAGGTGTAGTATGATATTTGTAATGGTATTTTAAAATCTCTTCTACAATCCATTTATGTGCTGGATTATCAAAATACTCCTCTTCTAATATGTCGTGTATGTTCTGTAAAAATTCTTTATGCTTTAGTAAGCTTGACATCACCTTTACCTGAAAGCCTACTCCGTATTGATTCAACTGATTTAAAACTGCCATAACTAATTCTCTTTATTCTTTAATGTAGTAAACTATTCTTGATCTTTCAACTTATACTGTGTTAATTTTGCAAAAGTTTCACTTAACCATATTTGAGGACTAAGTAAAGTCTTACCTAACAAGTCTTCGTTATATAATTTTACAAACCTAGTAGGGTCGTATTCATTATTTGGGTTATTTAATAGATGATCTATTGTAACCTTATCTTCTTGAGGTATGTTTGGACTATGTAAATCCATTAATTTTCTGTTTATATCTAATTGATAAGAAAAATTAAGTATATCACCATAATGTTTACTTTTTGCAATATTTTGCTTTGCATGTTCTAGTAAAACTAACAACCTAAATTTCTCTTCTTCTTTTAATTGAGGAAAAAGCTTTATTAATGTCTTTGCACCAATACCTTTTACCCCAGGTACATTATCGCCCTTATCTCCCAATATAACTTTACCTACTAAAAAGTTTTGAGGTGTAATTCCGTACTCTTTTACTACTCTAGCCGGGTCATAGATTATCTTCTTAACTGGTGAATAAACAGATATTTTATCTGATACGAGTTGTAAGTAATCTTGGTCAGTAGATAATATAGTTACCTTTTCGGGAAACCTAGTTGCAAGGTATCCAATTACGTCATCTGCTTCAATTTTATCTACTGCAATTAAATCAACAGGTAGGCACTTTAAATAAGAGACTAAGCGTAAGATTTGATTGGTAATAGATTCAGATTCTTCTTCTTGATTATCAAATGCATCCCAGTTTGAGATTTTAGTAATATGTCTATTAGCTTTATACTCTGGGTAAAGGTATCTTTTATTTGTTGAACCACCAACACCGTCAAAAACTAAAATAACCCTTGTAGGTTGTATTTGTTTTATCACAGCACCGACTGATTTTAAAAAACCTCCTAGTCCTCCTACGTGGTTACCTGCTGGATTTACGTGATGTATTGCTACAAAACTACGTAAAAACGTATTTAACGAATCCACAATAAGAACCCTGCTATCTTTATGCAGGGTCGTTACCGGTTCATTTTCCATTTCCGTAAACATTTTTCTATAGTCTGTATTCATATTATTATTCTTCTGAAGCGTCAAAAATATCCTTACTGTCGTCGTCGGTTTCTATTATTACATCAAAATCAGTAGCACCTAAAGTTTTTAACCAGTCTTTTGAATACTGTTTCTTATAGGCATCAATAGCTTGCTTAGTATCATCAATAAAACCGTGTGCGGTCATAATGACTCTACCGGCGGAAGTAACATCGTTAACGTGATTCTTATCACAACTAACTTTAGTACGCTTTGCAAACTCTACATCTTTACCGTTTTTAGTAGCTTTAATCTTATTTGTACCTGAACTAGTAACGTTACCGAAAGTAACAATTAATGAAGCGTCAAAGTACATCGTATCTCCGCCTTTATTTTTCATCTTAGGCTGTGCCATGATGTTTTCTGCTTTAGCTACCCAGATTTTATTCACTGCTAGCATTGAGTTGGTATAAGGTTGACTCTCTTTACGTGATAATACGATTTTTTGGTTGATAAAGTTACCAAATGTCTTAGACATAGCACCTGCATTCCACTCATTATTGTTCTTATTAGATGTTATAGACATTTCACAAGGTATACTACCTACTGAATCCCATAAAAATAATAAATCGTAAGGTAATTTACCGTTCTTTTGTTCGTCTAGTAAATCTGCAATAAATGCACCTACGTCTTCAATACTATTTAGCTTTTCTCTGTCGATATACAAGAAAAAGCCTTTATAATCCTTCACTACTCCGTCTTCATCAGCTACTTCATCAAATTGTAATCCCATTTGCTTGGCATGTTCCCAATTCCACTTCATCTCTGTAATGATAAACACAGGTAAGACGCCCATTTTCTGGGCGCTTACCGCTGCTTCTAGAAGAGCTGTTGTTTTACCTGTGTCAGAGTGACCGCGGAGTAGTGTAATATGGCCTTGTGGGATGCCAGGTATAGATAAACAGTCTTGAAAGGCTTTTGACAAAGGTATCCATTTTTGTTCTTTCATCTTAATCGATGTACTAGATAAGTTCTTTGCTTCTTTAAAGCTATCTAGATTAAAGGTACCCTTTAGGGCACCAGCTATACTCTCATTAAGAGAAGCTTTAGTTCCTTTTGCCATGTATTTGTTTATTTAAATAATTCGTCAAACTCGTCGTCAATGCTTGCCTTAGGTTTAGCGTTTAAAGCAAACGATGCTGGTTTATTAGCAGGAGCTGGTGCTTCTACTACAGGTGCTACAGGAGCTGCTGGTTCGTCAGTAGCCGCTTCAGGGTGTAACCAGCTTAATAAAGACTCTTTCATCTCATCGTAAGAATATTTCTTAAAGATAGTGAATACCTCTGGTTGAGTATTTAACCACTTTTCAACCTCTTTAGCATCTTCTGATAAAGTAGTAGTTTTAGTACGAACACGTACTTTAGATTGATTATAACCAGTACCGTTAGTTGCTGCATCGGTAGTTTCAATCGTAATATCACGACCATCGATTACATCTGTGTAGTCGCCTACATCAGGATCGTCAGCTAATGATAATAACTCGGCATAAATTTGTTTACCGAACTCCCATAAGCGTACGCCCTTCTCTTCTTCACCTCTAACGATGACAGGAGCAAATACACGCATCTTTGGTTCTAATTTCTTAGACATAACCCAGTTTTCTTTATCACCTGCTGTAGCTAATTGCTTAGCAAACTCAACAATTGGATCTTTTTCACCGAAGTTAACTAATGAAATCATAGTACGGTTACCAATACCGTAATGTACTAATACTTCCTTAAAAGGATTTGATCTGTCCCATGTAGCTGGAACAATACGAACGCTGTGTTTACCCACAGTAGGCTTCCATAAAATCAAAGACATGTCTCTTTTTTGACCGCCTGACTTTTGGTTTTGTAGCGAAGTAAGTTTCGACTTAATCGCGCTGAGGTCCATTGCCATAACTTATTGTTTTAGTTTAAAAATTTATTCTATAAGGAAATGTAAGTAGAAAAATCCGAATTAGCAACTTAAATAGTAACTATTTTGTGGATTTTTGTAGAAAGTTTTCTTAGATCATCGCCTTGAGTAAGCAATACAGTGTTTCTGTAATTTTGCCATTCTACTCTAAAGGACGTGTCTAAGATTCCCTCATTTAGGGATTTAATTAGAAGGTTTAAACTATTAATCGTGTATAACGTATTGGTTTCCTTCTTTCTATGTAAAAGTATCGTATTTGGAAGTACTCTTGTATTAGTACTTTGAACTTCAATATTGTAAGTGCACAAAAACTCATCAGACTCCTCAGATTCCAATACAAATATCTTATCGTACATGATAACATATTCGGATTTAATCGTATCTAAAACCTCTTCCAACTTGCTTTTAGGAGAGAATGTGCAAAATAACTTATTCTTCAATTGATCTTGTGTTAACTGTATAAATTCCATAATAAATAGTTGGTTCTTAGTGTTAAAAGTTATAGTTATCGCCTTTTTTAGCTTTAACCTTATATCCGTCCTCTTCTAATATATCTTTAATGTGAGATAATGTTCCTTTTCCATCTGATACTGCATAGTCAATTAGTATTGAATCATATACAACTAGAAGTACTTTGCTTTGCTTATCTTTTAAGTAGTCTTTTAGCTTATTTAGCTTTTTTACGTTATTTACCGTTTCTAGACACTGAATATAGTAGTTAAATAGCTTTTGAGGATTAGCATTTTCTTGAATAAGTTTTCTACCGTTTGGTAACTCTAAAAAACCGTTATTTGTATAGGTAGTCCACATAGCTCTTACAGTATGATACACGTCTTCGAAGAATTCAATGTACAGATACTCCTCTTCTACTCCGTTATACATCTGTCTGAAGGTAATTTTCTTAGCTTCTTGATATTCTTCAGGTGTTAATTCCTCTTTATTAAAATATTGCTTACCTAAATACTCGTGAATTGATTGATTCTGTGGTATATCAGTGTGCATTGCATCAGCAATTAGCCTTATATGATATCCATCGAAGTCAAACTCTACAAAAGCATCGTTTTGCGGTATAAAAGCCGTTCTAGAACCGTTTTCTTTGTTAAAAGCAAGAAAATTTATACTATTAAATGCATTAGTAGGACGTGAAGTAATGTTATATAGGTTATAACTTGAGTAAACCCTACTATCCCTTAGAGATCTCCCTTTCCAAGGAGTTTCAAAGTACTTATCAAAGAGCTTTTCATCTACTGAGATTCCCTGCTCTTCTACCCACTTGTATACTTCTACGTATTTGTCTTGCCATTCAATATTCGACTCCTTTCCTACATACTCTTTCACCATTTCAAACATACACTCACACCTTTCGTAGTGCTTTGATATTGGTATATAGGTGTTTACTTGAGGTAAATACTTAAATCTTTCGTAGAAGTCTAAATGTACCGGTGTGTAGCATTGAAAATCTTTAATCTTACCGTCTATATCCAGGACAGTAAAGTTTAAATCAATAGAATGAGGTAAATCAAAATAGTAAGAATGCCATTTTTTATCTAAAAGATATACTTTCGGTACTTCCTTAAGAAAACTCTCTATTGACTCTAATTTAATTGAAAATCCCTCTGAATGATTAATAGGTATTATGTATCCTTTCTGGAAATCATTATAATACAGTACGCAGGATGTGGTTAAAGCTGGATGGGTATGCTCTGATAGAGATACTAGCTCAATAAAGCATTTTCCTGGTTTAGGTAGCTGTGCTAATTGCTCTTCCGTCTCAACGATAAAATATGCCATATGTATAACCTTTATTTAATTTAATATAAACTATTTTCTCCAATCTTCCAAGAGTTTATCTGATTTTTCTAAGTTATCTTCTTTCCATAAAGGCTGTAGATTAGTATAATGAAAACTGCCTTTTTTAGCTAAAGGGATAATATGATCGATTTGCCACTTTCCGTAATTATCCCAAGACATTACTTCTATAAATTGTTTTTCTAAGTGTACTACTAATTCTTCATACGTACAACCTATATAGGATTCAGCACTACCTAGTTTAGTCTGTCCTCGTAATTTTAAACCCTTACTTATTCTAGCTCCGACACTATGCCTTAATTTATAAAGGGTATCATACTTTAACACCTTGTGGTAATGTGTTCTCATTATCTCATTAGACCTTTCTTTATTTTCTTCTCTCCACTTCTTATTGTATTCTCTGAAGTACTCTGGATCTCTTTTATAAAAGTATCCAGGAGTTTTCTCTCTTACTTTTCTACCTACAAGCTTTTCACATTCTTTGCATTTAGATTGTCTTTTATCTTTTGTATGCTTATGTTTATGGAATTGATCTAAAGATTTTTCTGTTTTACAGACAGTACAAGTTTTCATACTAATAAATAGTATAGGTCTATATAAAATACATAACTTTTAAGGAGTTATCTTTGCATACTTTGTATACTCCTCTCCAATAAATTCTACAATACCTCTAAAACCTACTTGCTTTGCTTCTGTTACTCTTTTATTTGTATCGTAGACACCTCCTTGAACTTGGTATTGAGATAATCTCGTATCGTGTAATGGTCCAGTTAACTGCCATAGCATGCTTGTTGACTCGTAACTTAAGACAGCAGGTGAAACATTCCCGTTTTGTAATTGAGAGTAATCCATTTGAGAAATTTCTATAACGTACTGAGCACCAGAAACAGTTTTTGCAAAATACCTTGTGAAATAACCTCTTGAATAGTCACTAGCAATAGGTACAGGGAAGTAAGAATTTAGTTCAGACAGTGTTACATCAGAACTTTTAGTCCTTTTTTGAGTATTTTGAGTACTTGCTGCAATATAGGCATTAGAGGTAGGATTACTGCTACTGCTAACTACAGGGACAGCGGTTAATTCTTCATTAGTACCTAATACCGGATTTATACCTGTAAAAGCTTTATTCTCATAAGTTAAGTAATACCTTCCAGCATAAGTCTTCCCGTCGAGGGTAGTAAATTCATTACCTCTTGTATAAAGGTTTGATCTTATTCTTGTAAGTGGATAATATTTTACTGGCATAATTATACGAAGTTTATAGCCCCATTATAGGCAGCAATTTGATTTATAGTTGAATTTGCAGTAAATTGAGTTAGTCCTATCTTTTTAAAATAGCCTAGTATCTGAGATACATACTGGTTTGGATTATTAGCGGGATCAGAAGGAGGTGCGTACACATTAATATAGTCAGTTATTGTAACTACGTTTTTGTAGTAGTCTCTTTTCTGTACTGCATTATTTGTAACACCTAGCATTGCTTGAACTCCATCTGCAAGAGTCGGAAAGTATTTAACAGCTTTTCCAGTATTTCCTACGTTACCTGGATTGTTTGTTCTGTAAGCTAACGTATCTGGATAGTATCCTTCTACTCCTATTTGAGCTAACATTAATGCTTTAATACCTGTAGTAGTATTAAGTGCTTTTACAGCATTTACTACATTAGCTCTAGACGGACCTGTAGGTATTATTACATCCGCTGGTATAACTGTATTTGTAATAATAGGGAAGGTAAGTTGTAATTTCTCTAATGTTTTAGTAGTTCCATAGTCCGTACTATCTCTTAACTTAATCATTTGTCCTCTAATCTTAGTTAACCATTGGTTATTATCAAGAGTATGAGTTAATCCTACTACAACAAATCCTACTTTAGTATTTCTATCTGCACCTCCTTGACCTCTTAGAGATAAAGGAAGTCTATCTTCGGGAATTGTAAAGGCATTACCCATTATAATACCTCCGATACCGTCTACTGTTAGATTAATATTAGCAGGAATAAAAGGAGCTGCTATTGTAATTCTATCTGCAGACTTAACCTGTGCTATACCGTTTATGTAATAATTTGCTGCAGCACTTACCATTTTTTGAGATAATGCTACACCTCCTCGGTATATACTGACAACGTGTTGATTAAATTCAGTTGCTGCTAGATTTGCTTGATATTCTTGTGTCTCCTTTTCTTTGTCTGTAGTTTTATTATTTGAATTTGAGTTAGTATTAGAAGAATCAGAGATTGTAGGTTTATAGGTATCGAAAAAATTAGTATTTAACCAACTAAAAGAGGAATGGTCTGTTGAATTTACCGAGCCTATATTGGATTGTCCTGAGATTGCTATTACCTTAGATAGGTTTGTGGACATTTCTGTTTCAAATCTCATATCTCTTACCAGACTGTATTTTCCAAATACAGGTAGCTGCCCGTATTTAGGTACATTAACCCCATTAGGTACACCGTAATTACTAGGAGCAGCTGTAATGTCCATTGTCCAATCTTCACCAGCTATAGGAGGTACAAATTGATCATCTTTAATAATGACTGTATTACTGTCATCTCTATAAGCTACTCTAAAAGAATTTAAATTACCTGTTGCTTTATTTATCCCAGTCATAATATCATCTAAAAAACCTTTTAGATCTACCGTATGATCTGGGCTGCTAGTCGTTCTTGCATTTAAAGTACTAATTAAAAAATCTATATTTAGTAGGATCTCCATTGTACTACCTTGGTAGGGATTATCACTTGCTTTAAATTTAGGTAAATACCAAGATACTTCGTTAAGGTTTTCATTAAAGAGGGTATCACTGTTAGGATCGGGGTTAGGAGCTACATCTGGCGGGAATAGCTTTAGGTAATCTATTTGATTTCCTTGGTAAGGAATCATACAGGTGAATGGGTCTATAGACATATGCTGAGGCATAGTCAAGCAAAAATTTGTATATGGATTAAAATCTAGGTAAACGTACGGATGTTTATCTACATCCTGTCTTGAATCGTAAATTAAGCACATAGCGTTTAAAAAAGATAGTACGTAACCTAGTTTTAAATATGCCGGATGATTAACTTGATTAGCATCGTCTTGTATAGTCCACCTAATACCATAAGCTGTGGATAGGTCTTTAAAATTAACTGATTTAATACTGTTAAATAACGCAGGGTCATTTTTAGCATTTACCATTAAGTTACTGTTAAAGCCTTTTAATGCATATTGTATTAAATTAAATTCGGATGTAGTTCTATCTTCGGGGGTATCAAAAAGTGTTTCTAGTATAGTTCCTAGGTAGAATTTTCTTGTTAAGCCTATTAGCGATACGTTAACTACATCGTTTCGATCTGTAGTCATTGTAAATTCGACTTGACTTTTAACTGCTGCAAGCATTGCATGTAGTGCAGAGGCAAATCTATAACCGGGATCGGTTTGTGTAGGTGTTGAATTGTTATCGATACCGCCATTATTACCTGCATCAGCATTTTGTATGGCATTTTGAGGAGTGCTTTCGGGTACAGGGGAAGCTAAGACAGATTCTATTAAAGCTGTATTTGTAAACTCTATAGTTAATGTTGAAATCGCTTTATTAGGTATAGTAATTTTAAAAGTTCCTTTTACTGTAACGTTATTAGCTGTGTTAGTAGTATTTTCTATAGAAGTTATTTGAACTTTTCTATCGTTTAAAAACCAATCTTCTAATGCAGCTATAATTTCTTTTCTTGTTGGTCTTATTAATAAATCATCTGCTTCTTTTCCTTTTTCAGGATTAGGGAGAGGGGTGTACGTTATTGTAAGAGTATAGGGTTTTAAAATAACATTACCTGTTTTTGGATTTTTTACAGGAGCAGGAAATAGGAGGGTTACTGTAAGAGGTATATCTTTAAATGCTCCAGCTTGGGAGTAGATATATTCATCAGGCCCTAAAGAAAGTCCATTTCCGTATCCAAGAGAATTAATTGCAGTAGCTAGAGAAGTTTGAGGGTAGCGGTATAGGTTATAATCAAAAGCTTTAATAAATTGATTTGACCCTAGTAAGTTATTGTCTTGTAAATTTACATAGCCTAGAGAACTGTTATCAAGTTGGCTTGCTCTAAATGCTGTAAGATTAAGTAGTCCTGCAGATAAAACCACTTCAGGATAGTTGTCCGCAGGAATTAAAGTCCAAGTACTCCTTAATCCTGTAATAGGGCTTAAAAATAAGCCGGTTCTTTTTTGATTAAGTTCGGTAATAAATGGACCGCCGGTCTTTCCTCCTGTTTGAGCTTTATAGTAGTAATCGAGAACAGTATTAGTAATTTCATTAGCGGTATCTACATTATATGCAACAGGTAAGGCTTGATCTGCTAAAAAAGTATCTTGACCAGAAGTAGAAGTTGTTGAAATTCCTGTATCTGCGGTATAAATTTTAGTATAAATCTCTTGGGGATTAGTAGGAGTTGCAGGAAGAGGGTCTTTAAAGCTGGCTTTTTCTCTTTTTTGCGCTTCTGCATTATCTGCCTTCCTTTTATCTAATATCTCTTGCTCTGCTTTTAAAGTATCTTGCTGACTCTTATATGCCTGTAGTATTGCAGTAGGCATTATATAAGATGAATTAATTCTTAGAGTATCCATTATTGCACCTAATCCTATAAGTCTAATTGTACAGTCGTACCCGCCTGTTTGGTTAAATGACCAATGAAAATTTGTAACTACCCCTAGCATACCGTCATAATTAGCACTTAGTTTATAAGATCTCTGTGCTATCAACTGCTGTATCTTTTCCTTTCTTAAATCGGACTGAAAAGGATCTATACCGTAGGTATTAGTAGTAAAGGTACCACCACCACCTTGCTGATTTACGTTAGTATAAAATTGATTGTGTCCCCATTCAAGTAGCATTGAATATCCGAGTCTAAAATATAAAGCTTCAATTATGTTTAATTGATTCATATTCCAAACTTTAAACTGAATTGTAGCCTCTCTTAAAGAACCTAAAGTACCTTTTGTATCAATAGTAACAGAGGTTAAACCAGGCATTGGTCTATAACCTAATTCTTCTGTACCTCCTAAACCATATGCTCCATCTAGACCGATACCGTACCTTAAATCAATATTTGCACCGTTTGCTTTTGAAGTACCTGCTTCTAATGTCCAGTATTTTGCTAAATCATCTGCATTTGCATAATCTACTCCTAATTTTTTATAGTACTCTGATAGAGGGGTGGGAATTCCGTTATTGCTTTCGGCTTGAACTCTAACAGAGGAAGTTAATTTTACCCACGACATTTTATTGGCTAGGAATAAAATTTCTTCATCACTTCTAGTAGGTACATTACCAGCTCCAGTACTATTGTGGGCAGCTCTTAAATTTAACTGTGTCAGTACGTGTTCTGCAAAGGGAGCGCCAATTACATTAGAGAGCTTTTCACTAGCCATTATTTGCTAAATTATATTCGTTTATAACTGTTTGTAAGTTAGTTGGAATTCTTAATTGAATCCCCACCGGTGCATAAATAGAGTCTCCTGAAAGGGAATTTGCTGAAGCAATAACCCACCAAAGGCTAGAATCTTGATAAAAATCGTAAGCTATTAGATCTAGTCTACTACCCACTGTTGTAATTATATAGTAATCATTGTTTACCGGGGGAATTTCAGGGTAAATGTTAGTCTGGTAGAATATACTACCTGTTACGTCTGCCTTTATTACCGGTATGTTTTGATATCTTGATGCCATTGTGCTTTATTTTTAATTTTACCCAGTCGATGACCCTCTTCCACCTCTTCCAAGTCCATTTACCACGTTAGTATTATCTTGAATCATTGGCGGTACTGTAAAGAAGTCCTTATTAAGAGGAGAAGGAGTATTAGTTGCTTTTTTAGGAGTTGGATACTTTTTAATCACTTTACTTGCTGGTTGTGGTGTTGGTTTTGATGCAGTAACTGCTGCTACTGCTGCAGGTGTGGTGGCTGCTACTGCAGGTTGCTGCTGTGCAAGTATACGTGCTTTATTAGTAGCATTTGGATTTGGATTATCAATTGCTGTATCAGAAAAATTACTACCGTTAGCAATAATAGGAACGTAAGGCTGTTCGTAAGTTTCTCTTCTCGGTAAAATATCCATAATAGGCTTGAACGAAGTAGTCACCGTAACAACGTGAGGTAGTTGAGCTACGTTTGTTTCGTTAGGATTTAACATTATCTCCCAAGAAGTATTAGTATTATCAATTGTTATATTTACGTGCTCTAAGAATCCAGGCATTCTATAAATATAATCACCAATTGTCAATTTAACAACACTTCCTCTCATTAAATTTGAAGTAGGAGAGTAGTCTGGATATACCTGAGATACTAAGTTATTAAGTTTTCTGTATAAAGGAAGAAGTTCTACTCTACTTTGCGGAAATATTTTAAAAGAGAAGCTAATAGTTCTATCGTATCCTTGGTAAGTTCTAAAAGTTTCACCTCTACCTAAATACTTAAATGAACTAAACTCTGCCTGGTTTGTATCGCTTACTTGTCCGTCAAGGAAAGCTCTAAATATAAGAGCTACTGCATCACCCGGGTTATCATTTGACATACATTCAAAAGCAAACTTAATAATGTCTTTAGTATTGTGGTTGTCAGTTGCATTTGGACTGGCATTCCAAGGTGTGTTTGTACTTGCGTTAAAGTAAAATAAGTTTTTTTGGTTTAGTAAGTCAATTCCGTTTGGTTTTGAATCTGTATAATCGGTACTAAATAAAAAGCCACCTGGATTACCTATACCTAAACCTCCGACTCCGTTGTTAGGATTTGCAATATTGTAAACACTGTAATCTGACTTTACTTGATCCCCGGATAACTGAGATCTAAAGTCTTGAATTCTAGCAACAGTAGGTAATGCCGCATTAACAGTATCCTGTGTTGCAAGTTGAGCATAAGTCATTCCTATACTTGAATAAGCAACACCTGTTACTAAGTTTGCAGTAGGTTGTGTTGACATTGCAACTCCCTGCGAGTCAGTAGCTCTAAAAATTCTTGTAAATCCAATACCGTAATCAGAACCAGGACCTCCTGGGTAATTAAATAATTGACTTTGTATTGTTGATATCCCTAAGCGATCAACTAAAGCCGGGTCAAGGCTAATTCCGTTAACTGGATTTGAATTCGTTGTAAAGTTAAGATTACTATTTAAATTAAGTTTTAAAGCTTTTAAAATAGTAAGTCTGTTAGTTAATTCTGTATTGTTATCAGGATTACCTACAATATACTGGTAAGTCTGTCTAACTGATTCATAGATGTTAGGACTTACTCCTTGTCTATTAAAATGTGTTCCATTTCCTTGAACAGCTACTTGTGCTAATGTATTAGCAGGGTTATAGACCTGTGTTACAGGTATTACTGCATTCCCTATTCCTACACCTATAAATTGTAGTGAATTAGGTACCTGTGTTAGCGGATTAGTTAACTGTAATCCTTTTTGTTTATTAATAAAAGCATCTCCAAGTGGTGCACTCTTAAAAAACTTTTTAATACGTTCAGTATCTATCACTGCCGCCTGTGTAGTATAGGTTCCATTATCTAGAGAGCTTAACGCTCCCCCTCTTATTGGGAAATCTAAGCTAGTTCTATTAAGTTCATAAAACCTCTTAGTCTCCGCAGGGGTATTAGCATTCTCAATAGGATTTTGGATAAATGGTTGACCGCTATCACCACCTCCAGGTTGATCCATGCCAAATCTTAGATTAGTAAAATTAGTTTTAAAGTTTATAAGAGGCATTCTATGATTTATTAGCGGATTTTAAATAATCAAGGTATGTAGGTTGCGGCTTTGAATTATAGGTAACATCTAAGGGAACTTGTGACACAGGAATTACAGAAGAAGCTAAAGGTACGGAAGAACCTCTTAAAACAGTTGCTACGTTTTGAGGAGTGCCTTCAAAAATACCTGTAGGATTAGTTCGTCCTTGTTTACTTAATTGTGATTTCTTTATTTGTCCTAGTAATGCCATAATAATTATTTATTTTGTACTGTTTCCATATCCTGGTGTCTTTATTATTTCTTTTACAACAGGAGCTGTGATTTTTTCTGCCCCTACCTCTGTAGTGTGATGGAAGGTTAGTGCTATTGGTCTTTGCTCTGCATTTGCTGCTGCTGCTTGAGAATTTGCAGCTGTTACATTTGGGTTTATTGGCTCAGTCATACTTTCACCTTCACCTCCAGCAAAATTATACTTTCCTAATCCAGTTCCTCCCATTAATGCTGTTAAAGCTCCGTAAGTTGCAATACCTATACCTAAAGCTGCTGGACCTGCATAAGCAGACCCGGCTGTTACTGCTGCTGCAGCTTGTACTGCAGTTATAGAAGCGAGTATTTTCATTGCTTCGATAGCTACACCTAGTATTTGAGGTAGATGTTGAATTGCACTTGCAATACCTTTAAATATACTTTTTATTCCATTTGCTATTGATTTAACATTTTCGCTTTTAGAGAGAAATTTAGTTATATCGTCTACTAATTGCGCTAATGGTCCAGCAACTATAGAACCTAGAGTATCTTGAAGTTTTTCTATTGCTGATTGAAACTTGTCTTGTATAGAGGCTTTTTTTAGATCTATTCGCTCTTGTTCAGTTAACTGCTCTGTAATTAATTTTTGACCTTCAACAGTTTTCATTAACTCTCCGTATCTATCTTCTAAAGACTGGCCCTGTTGTACGCCTAATCTATTAGACTGCTGTTGTTTTAATAGTATCTTTGAGTACTCTTCTACACTTAAACCTACTGCCGCTGCTTCTGCTTGTCTTGCGATAACGTTTTCACCCATAAACTGCTGATAAGTAGCTCCTTGTCTGTTAAGCTCTTCCATTAAGTTCTTAGTATCACCTGCAAGTGCAAATTCTCTAGCCCTTGTTAAGTTAATGTCTCTACCTGTTAGTAACTGTGCTTCAAATTCTTTACTTATGCTTGATTCAAAGTCTAACAAAGTCTCGCCTTGTTTGTTGATAGTATCTAAAGTAGTTCCTAATTTAGTTGCTCTAACAATAGCATCTCCTAATGCACCAACATCGCCTTTAAAATTAATTAGTACAGCAGCACTTGTTTTAGCAATACCGTCAAGTATTTGCTTTTGCGATAACAGTAATCTATTTCGTGCACCTTCAATATTCCTACTCACATTTAAAGTACTCATCGTTTCTTCTAAGGTCTTTCCTGAAAGGGTAGATTGAAGTGTAAGTGCGGACATATCTTCTGCTGAAGCACCTAGTCTTTTTTGAATTAAAGTAGCTGTCTCTAAAAACTCTTTATTGGTAGGGGCCATAAAACCAAGGCTGTTAGAAATCTCGGCATAATTTTTAGCTAGTTGAGAGGAAGAAATACCTAAACTTTGAGAACTGTTTGCCATATCGACAAACTGCTTCTGTAAAATAGATGCTTCATTTACTGTAACTCCTACATTTTTAGCTATATCAAAAGTGTTCTGGTCGAATTTTAAGCCAAACTGTATAGCGGTTTTAAATAAACTTATTATGCCTGAAATTGCAGAAGTTATTAATTTGAATGCACCTGCTGCAATTACTAAAGGATCTGTTAAACTTTCCTTTAGACTTGCTCCCATTTCCTTAATTCCGACTTGAAATACTTTCCACCTACTGTTATTTTCTGCAGCAGCTTTTTCCATCGCTTCGGTTGCTCTTTTTGCATCAAGTAACTGTCCAACAATCGGAATTTTTGTAAAACTTTGCATAATTTGACCTGTCCTACCTAAAGCTCTTTCATTTTCTTTTGCAGTTTTAAGTTGATTATTTAAGATATCTAGCTGTCTTTGTATATCTTCTGTAATTTGAGCTGTTAACTCTTCTCTTTTTAAATCTGATTCAACTCCCTGAGCTTCTAAAGAAGCAAGAGAACTGTTAATACTTAACTGTGAGTTTTTTAATTTTTCAATTTGAGATTCAATCTTAGATTGAGATAGTAACTTTTTGCCTACGTTTTGTTGGATAGCTTCACTTTCCCCTACTACTTTTCTTGCTGCTTCTAAGCCTTTTACTAAGTCTTTAGTTGTTGATTGAGCTATTTTTTTAGAGACTGTGTCCCAGTTATCAATTTGATCGTTAATATCATGACTTAAAATAAATGAGATAGACTTCAAAGTGTCTTTGATTTCTACAAAGGTATCTTTAAGCTTTTGAGTATTGTTGATATTCTCACTACTTGCTCCTGCATTATCTGCAGGATCGGCCATATAAAATTTTTTAAGTAGTTCCATGTATATAAATAGTTCAAAAGAAAAAAGTGTCTATTTTCTAGACACTTTGCTCGTATAGGTTGGGGTTGAATCTGTTAGCTTAGGTATATTAGGTCTTGTAACTGGTGTATTTGCAGTAACCATCTTACCTTTACCTACTGCTTCATCATATTCTTCTCTTTCTTTCTTGTAAAATTCGTTTATTGAATTGAATGTATACCTTCTAAGCCAAATTGGCATATTATATACAGTTTCCCAGTCAAAACCTCCTTTTCCGTAAAATACTATTTCGTGAATTTGCTTGAAAACAGCAGCTCTATATTCAGGCGGTAGGATAAAAAAATGATACTCCTAATGGTAGATCTACACCCTCCTGTGTGTAGCCGTCAGAACCGACAAAAGTAAAAGTTAAATCTAAATCTGGAGATACTGTTCTCATATACTCTCTTAATGCTTTAGCATCTGAGGCTAGTAGGAAGTTATCAACAAAATCTCTAATATCTTTCTTTTCTCTACTGCCGTTTACAGCAATAACTGATTGTTTTAATCTTGTAGTAACTTCTGCAGATAAGTTAACTTTTTTAAGTCCTTTTAATTCATCCTCAATTTGTCTTTCGTCTTTATGAGTTAAAATTTTAAAAGTTATTTCATTTTTAGACTGCGGTAATGTAAAAGTAAATTCATTAGCATTATTAAAAAGGCTATAATCTACTTCTTTATTTTTAATTTCTGCAAGATCGACGGTAATTATTTCGTCTTCGCCCGTCACTGGATGTGCATACTTAATCTGATAGTCTTTACCGTACCCTAAAACACGTGCTGCAATTAAAACAGCATTCTTGTCCCCGATAGTTAAATCGTCGTAGTTAATTTTAGATACAATTAAAGAGCTTAGTAATTTATCAAATACTACTCCTTGACGTATGTAGTTTTGATTAGATAAAATATCTTCTTCTTTAGCTGTCATGTACTTCATTTCGATAGTACCTGACGATAGAGGGTTTTCTACTGGATATAGTAATCCTTTAGATGGTAGTTCAACGTTCTCTGTTGGGAGATTGAATTTTGTTTGTTCCATAATCTTAATTTAGTTATATATCAATAAATATCTAGAGTTTAACTTTTCTTGTAATAAATTTTAAAGCCTTTTTTCATTATACCTGGAAATTTTCTAAGTCTATCACTTAGCGAGCTAGGCGGCATGTTAATTACTTTAGCTAATTGTAATGCACTTCCTGCTTCTACACTTCTTCCGTCTTCGTATTCGCAAATAACTACTCCTTTACTTGCTTTAGCATCTAATCCAACTTTACCGGTTTGGTCTTTTATTCTAGCTTCGGCCAGTTTTTGCCTACCTTCTTTCGATATGTCTGATTTCATTCCTTTAAATACTCTTGACTTGTTGTTAGTATTTCCTAATTGAGCCTTTCCTATTTTTTCTTTATGCTCTTCTGTTTTTCTACGAGTCCATAAATTCATTAATAAGATTCTAGCTTCTGCATACTCTTCTGCTGTTAGCTTTCTTTGTTTATCATAAGCTAGCCTGTGAAATGCCCATAGCATTTTTTGGCCATACTTTAAATGGTGTTTAAAGACTTCAGCTAAAATCCTATGGCATTCATAGTGTTCTTGCGGGGTAAGCAGTACTGTGCTAGACTGTTTATCAAAACTTTTAGGTACAATATGATGTGCTTCGTAATAAACTTCGCCTTTTACTCTGCTTTCAGATAAGGCTTTTCGAATAATTTGAAAATACTCTTTTAACATAAAAAAACTCCTTTCTAATAAATAGTAAGGAGTCTTTAAAAAGTATAAATTTAGTACGCAGTACTAGTAATTTAGTATTGCATAGTCAAGTCCGATTGTTAACTCAATAGTAATTGCATCTTGGTTAGACCAATCATATGAACCGAAGTTTGATGTCTTAATGAATGCACCTTTAATGATCCACTCGCTAACCACATCGCCTACTGGACCTAAGATTGATAAATTTAAATCTTTCTTATAGAAGTCAGAATAACCATCACGGCCAGTTACTGATTCATGTGATAAACGAATCCACTCCATTACGGCTTGTTGGCCTGAAGGAGAGATTGGGTTGTATAAGTTTAAAGTCATATCTTGCCACTCAGCCTTACCTTTAATCTTACGGTAAACGTTGATATGGTCGATTTTAACTTCGTTCAAGTTGATGTTTGGTGCAGTTGCACTTTTGATCATAAATGAAGGGATACCGTCAATATACATGATGAAACGGTTTTGAACGGTTGGTTCAAAGGCCGTAAACATTATTTCATTTGGATCTAATACTGGCATTTTATTCTATGTTTTATATAAATATCTACTAATGTAAAACTTATTAATCTTGATCACCTAAGTGCTTACTTAAAGCAGCATGCAATTTATACATGTCTTGTTTTGATAAGCCCTTGATATCAGACATTACTTTATGTAAACCTTCTTTCTTTTCAGTTACTGCACCCTCTTCTGCTACTCTAGTCTCCATTTCACCCATTGTTGCCTCTTTATCAGTCTTTTGAACTTCAGGAGATGCAGCTTGAGCTTTAGATTGCTTAGGCATTTTAGGTTGCTTAACTGCTACAGTATATCCGTCATTTGCTTTTGCTTCTTTAATAATCTCTTTTGTAAGAGATTCAAACAATTGCTTAGATAAATGTAATCTAACTTTCGTATTATTTTTCATCAAGTTGTTTTTTTATGTTTCTATTAACCGAATGTTACTCCAGTTGGTAAGATGTTAAAGTCTAATTGGATGTATTCAGCTGTTCTAGTTGGTTGTAAGTAAATAGCACCTACAAGTAAGTTTCTATCAATTACATCTGGTGTGTTATTAGTTTCATCCATTACTACTCTGAATGCATACAAACCTTGTCTTTGTTGTACATATTCTAAGTAAGGATTAACTTGAGATGTAAATTTATTTCTAGTTACTGTTGTATTTTGTTCGAATACTAATGTTTGTGCAATTTGACCAATGTAACTCTTAAGTGCAATTAATAAACGTCTTACATTTACTCTATCTAAAGATGAAGCTTTAGCTTGTAATGTTTTTTGACCGTATACTACTGTACCTTGACCTGGGAATACTGCAATTGGATTAACTTTAGAACTATATAAAGTATTTCTCTGGTTAACTGTCAATCTGATTTCAGGTTGAATTACTGTTGGTAAACCTCCTCTATTTAAACCAGCTGGTGCGAACCATTCTGCTGACACTTTATCATTGTACTCATATACCCCTGGAATTACAGTTGAAGCAGGTACGAAATTTAATCTACCAGTCTCAGTAGATCTTGTTTGTACCCATGGGTAATAAGTAGCTCCGTATGAATTATCGTAAGTTTGAGCTGCTTGAGTTACTGAATTAATTGTTTGATTATATCCAACTAAATCTACTACTGCAATTGCATCACCGCGATTTTGTACTGTTGATAATAAAGCACTAACTTGACTTGTTGCATTTTGAGTAGAGATGCCAGGTGCATAAATTGAATTATAAGCATATGCATCTTTATTAGCTAATAAGTTAATAGCTGTATCGTAATCACTAGCAAATACACCTTGAATATTTGTAGTAGGATCGCTTGCTACAGAAGGTATTGTAGGAATTTGTTCGAATAAATTTAATGGAGCAGTTCCAAAAGAACCGTATAAAGGACCAGTTGCGTTACCAAATGAACCGTTTGCAGATCCACTACCGTTTAAGGGAATAGAAGCTGTATATTGTGCTTGAGCTCTACCTTGTGGATTTAAATAATTCGGTGTCGGTGTAAATACGTTAGAAATTCTAATGTAGTTAGACAAATTAGGATAGCTACCTGTAACTTGGAAGTAAGCTTGACCGCTTTCGTCATATTTTACAGTTTGTGCTTGATCTCCAATTACGTAAGCAATATAATTATTTTGATTTGGATCTAAAGATAAGTTAGTCCAAGTTTCTAATACTGATTGATTTTGAGTATAGTCATTACCTTGTCTAATTAACAAAGTAAAATATCCAGAAGCGCTATCAGCTTGTGTAATTTGCCATCTAATATTATTTGAAGAACCAGAAGGTAAAATTCCGTTTACTGCTCCTGTAGCACCTTGGTTATTATTCATTACATTACCTACTGATATTGTTTCGATTTCAAAAGATGCAGATCCTAGACTATTAACTACAGTAGAAGAAGTAGCAGCAGTATAAGAACCGCTTGTTACTCTTGTTACTAACAGAGAAGTACCTCCTTGTTGAAAGTAATTATAAGCTGCTTGAGAAGTTAAATATTCTTGTGTATTGCCTCCAGAAATGAAAGTAGTACCGAACTTAGCTGAATACTCAGAATAAGAAGTTACTAACGTAGGAGTATCTTTTCTACCAACTACTGTAGGGCCGATTAATGCTGCTCCTACCGTGATAGGGCCTGTTGTTATTTGAGATTGATCGTTTTCTCTTAGGAAAACGCCTGGACTAATTAATGCTTCTGCCATTTTATGTGTTTATTTCTGATAATAAATAGCTGGTAATGATGGCAAAACCTAATTTATTGTATTAGGGTGATAACGCCGGTCTCTACATCGATAGAACCGTTACCGTACTTGGTGCCAAACCCTGTTAATAAGGTTTTTTCCTTAAGGGCGTTTTGCTTGATGACAGTATTTAGATTTTCAATTTCAAAGTCTAAAAGGGTCTTTCTATAGGTTAAATCACCTAAAACGCTAATGCTTTCAAAGATTTCTTCTCTAAGACCTTGAAACTCTTTAAGTTCTTCTTGTGTTAACGTAACTTTTTCACTCATTTTAATTACTTTTTAACTTTTTTAGCTAAAGTTTTAGCAACTTTTGCTTCCTTTTCTACTACTGTTTCTACTTCCTTTACTACTTCTTTAACCTCTTCAACTTTACCTTCTACCTTTTCGATAACTTGAGAGATCTTAGTTTTGTTTAATTTGTAGGCAACAAATAATGCTACTGCTACAATGATAACGATTACTAATGTCATAATGTGTGCTTTTATTGTTATTTTATATAAATATATAGACTTTTATAAGAACCTTAGATTTTAATACATTCAATATTCAAGCTTATTAAAGTACCGTTCTCTTTATCCATATGTGGAATATAAGCTTGTGAATAGTCATCAAAAGTACCGTGATCTACTTGTTTCCAGTCCCAGAGCTTTATATTACTGAAGCCATTAAGGCTTAATAAAAAGTCTAAAGAACTATAATCGTAAATTGTTTTATGGTAGATTGTCTTATCTCCCATTTGCATTTTACCGTACAGAGGACCTAGGAATTTACTGATACTATGATCACTTGTATATAGTTTAACTATTTTTTTGAAGTCAGGAACTGATAATCTTAATATGCCGCCAGGTTTTAAGACCCTACGCCATTCATTTAGGACTGTAACAGCTTCTTCTCTATCAAAATACTCAAATACATGCGAGGCATAAATTAAGCTTACTGTATTATCTTCAAACGGTATGTTTGTAATATCGTGAGAATGTAAATGAGGAAAATCTCCGCCGTCTATATGTGTCCATTCCGGACCAAAATCTTTTTTTCCGCAACCTAAATGTAATTTTATCATACTAGTTTTTTTTTTATTTTAATTCCAATATTAGTTGCAATCATAAATCTCACATCTTGTGATTTATTCTCCTGTGTTCTATGAAGGTACCAACCTGGCATAACAACTACATCGTTTTCTTTTACCGGTACTCTTTTCCAACTCCAACTTTCATCTTGAAAAGGTACAAACTTGTAGGAGTCGTAGCTTGGATTTTTAACTTCTAATACTTCGGAATTTTCAGGTATTCTAATATAGGCACAAATAACAGCAACAACGTCCCCGTGGTTATGCTCTAATTTACTTTCACCGTAAGATGACGACCTTAACCAGGAATCTTCAATATAGTATTCATGATTGTTTGGTAGTCCCCATTTTTCGGTTATAATTTTCTTGTAGAGAGGTTCAAGATAATCATAGTAACCTTTAAACATATCGACTTTGTGTGGTTTAAAATTTGCACCATATCTACCGTAAACATCATCGTATTCTAAATGGTATTGATGACAAAATTCTTTTATTAAATCCCATTTAAAATCATACTCAAGCTTATAGATTTCGTTATCAAATAGTTTTACTTGTTCCATCTTTTAATTGATTAAGGTTATTACCTTTTACAAATCGCTGTGAGTAAAAGTTCTTAAAGTCTGAATGTAATACTGTTATATCTTGTGTTGTATAGACCTGCAGCCAAACTCTCCTTGGTTTATCAGATTTATTCTCTTCTGAGTAGTGTAGCGTTTCTCCATCCCAAACAATAATATCTCCTGCTTTTGAGTAAGCGGTTACATACTCTCCTGTTTTTTTATTTAGTAACCTAACAGGACCATTTTCATCTGTAAAGTCATCTAATACCCAACAACAAGTTATGCTTCGGTACCAGCCTTCAGAAGCCATTTGTGGATTAGGTCCATATCCATTATCACTATGAGGATCAAAAGTGAAATTATCGTTAGGTAGTTTAACTACTATTTGATCGTTAAATAAATAAATTTCATCAGTATCTAACAGTTCACTTGCTATGTCGTACATTAAATCAGAAGTGTAGAATTCAAACAGTTTATCGTACTCGGTACTAGCGACATCTAAGCCTGTCCAGTATTTCATAAGACCAAACGGACGAGGCTGTCCTATTAAATTTTCATTAATAGTCCTATTCCTATAATCTAAAGTAATCTCTCTTGCTGTATCTAAAAATTCAGGAGTTAATTTATTGCTAAAAGTAATATATCCATTTTCTTCAAATTCTATATTCATACTTAACCTCTTTTAATTTTACATACCCAGGAAACATCAGCAAATGCTTCAAAGTTGTACGGTACTAATGAATTTCTAATTGAACATTCTTCTATATCTTCATCTTGAATTTCCAACCAATTCCATTTCTTATTATAAAACTCCTGTCCGAATATTGTAAAATTAGAGACGTAGTCGTGTGCCATTATAACATCTCCTTCTTTTAAGAATGCTGAAAAAGTGTTAAACTCTTTCGGTTTATCTCCACCATCGCATAGTAATAGGATTCTACCGTGGTTCTGTATTAAACTCTGTAAGTCGTACTCAAAAATATTAATATGGTTTATATCAATACCTTTACTAATTAAGTTATTATGAGTACTATGAGGATCTTCGATATCAAACGACATCAGCTTATAGCTTAGACTGTGTTCAGCTTTAAAATCATATAAAAATTCAACAAAACCACCTACTGCAGTTCCAATCTCTACAATTAAATCAAAAGGCTCTTCTAATAGGAACTTCTCAAAGACACCCCAAGCATTAAATTGCTGCTGTGCTTTGTATTTGCCTTTATATGTAGAATACATGTCCATAAACTGTAATATAACCTTTTTAACAATATTATCAAACTGTTTATATGAGTTTTTTAGTGTTTATGTTGATTTTAGTACTATTTTTAAAGCTATTATACTGTTCTAGGATAGTATCCCACTTCTCTTCTGAGATTACTGAGGACTGCTTTCTGTATTCTTCGGCAAATAGACTCCATGTTGAGGTATTTGACTTTATTAAGAATTTACAAAAACTTAAAGCAAATAAATCAACCATATTACATATTGTAAGCTCTTTCTCATCAGTATCGATAATATCTCCAGATAGAGTAAGGAGTTCTTTAATCTTACCTATTATAGTTTCTTTAAGAATAATATTCTTACCGTATTTTTCGACGTAATATGAAATTAAGTAAAAAGGTAAATCTGTGCTAATGTAGAACTTTTGATTTGGATTTATTTTTAAAAAATTATCAATAATATTAAAATAAACCTCATCATTGATATAAGGATACCCTTCGTGATTGTATATATAAATTTTACTCCTAAAATCAAGGTAGGATTCTTTTATGTTAGACGATTCAATGTCTATTTTATCTTTGTCGTATGCAACGCCAGAGCCTCTTCTAAGATGTATACCTATTGCATCCTTAGTAATATCTTTTAAATAGTCTTCTACTAAGTAGTTTTTTATTTTTATATGGGATAATGGACGTACTTTATTTTGATACTCAGTCTGTAGTGTGTTTAGAAAGGTAGAAGTGAGAAGTTCGTCCCTTTCATTAAATCCGCTAAAATCAAAAGTGTAGGTCAAGTGGTTACAGTCTGCTAATTGCTTTGCAGCATACATATGATGGCAAAAGTCTTCTCGTACTTCCTTAATGTCAGGAATATTAATAACTTTTTGATCTATGTTTTGTACTAAGGATGTGTGAGGTAGAAAAATAAAGTCATTGCTAACTTCAGGCCATTCTGTTCGATCCATCAATATACGATGACCTTTTCCTAATGTTTCTCTTAAATAATATGCTATCTCCCAATTCACAACCCTATTACCGAAACTTGTATCTAAATTATGCCACACGAATCGTTTGTTAATCCACATTAGCGATTTTTCAGAATCCATTAGCTTTGTGATGCCTTTAGTAACGTAATAAATTTGCTTATGATATTGTTTGATTGTGCCTTGTGCTTATCACTTAAAGGCTTCATTACTCTTTCTAAAGTAATTGCTTGATCTACCTTTTTATATACTATCTTATTTAATGTAGTCTCTGACATGTTATTATTATTTATTGTGAACTAAAAGTCCGTTTGCAAAGAAGTTATGATTATCTGCTACCGTAAAGATATACATTGTAGTTGGATTTGTATGTAATAAGATGCTGCTAAATTCTGAAATTTCTACAATACTTGTTGCTTGTCCGGTTCTTGTATATAATGAATTACCTACTTCTAGTTTATTACCTTCTGTAGTTGAGCCGTCACGTGATGCTAATGTAAGGTCTGCTTTATAGTATGGATGGTCTAAAGTTGAAGTAATTGATTTACTGTCTGCAGTATAGAGATTAATAATATTATCTTTAGTAGTTTGAACAGGATTAGAAACTGCTTTAGGTTCAACTTCTCTAGTTGTTTCATTAAATGAAGCTACTACATCTCCTTCAACAATATCTTCAATGTTTTTAAAAGAACCATCAGCCATTTCAATTTGAGTTCCTGCTGCAAAGCAATTATGAGCTATTGTAAAGAAAGTACTCATACTAAATCCGTGAATATTCTTAGTTGCTAATATAAAGTTATCTTCTTCCTCAAGGTTTAATGCATAAACAGTTTGAGGCTCTTCAAAAATTACTAATTCAATTGAATTTACAGTAACTAGAGTACCATTACTTGAAAGAATTGAGTCTCCGGTCTTAATATCTAAAACTCTTCGGTATTTTATAGTATTTGTTTCTTTATTATATACTAATAATCTCGTCTCACCTCCTATTACTATCTCTTCACCATCTCCAAAATTTATAGAGGTCATTTCGTTAGTATAAGTTAAGCCGCTATAGATATCAACTAAAGTTGAAATAGTTTCATGTGATCCTTCTGGTAATACGTTACCGCTTATTAACCAGTCTCTAATAATAGCCTCGTCATCTGTGTTTGGAGCACTTTCTATAGAGTAAGACTTAAATTTATCGCCTATCTTTACGTCTTTAATTTGAATAGTGTTACCTTCTTCGTCTAAAATTTCAGTATCTCCAATAAACCCATGTCTAATATTTTTAACATGGTTTGTTGCAAACTCATAATAATGTTTATTAGATACTTTATTAACTAATGATTTATCGTCGAATCCAACTTCAGTCGGCAAATCAAGAACGGCTAAAATTTCATAGTCAGCAACAGTACATAAATCTAGATTAGGTCCGTATACGATTTGAAATGAACGAACTGAACTAACCTTATTATTATTACTTTCAACTGCAGCTGGTGAGTAGTGGTATTGTTGTAATACTAAATTGTGATCATTTATTTCTTCTAAGAAAGAATTAAGTCTATTCTGTATTGGTAGTTCGGATTGGCCTATTTTATAAAAGCCGTGTGATTTATGTTCTTCAATTGTTGACTTTACAATAACATCCGGAATATTACCTTGATTTAATAAGTCAATATCAAGTGTATTGTAGTCTCCATTCAAGTTAGATGAATGGTAAAAATTAACAGTAGATTGAGAATCGCCTGCATCAGCAAATAACTTTAATAAGTTTAATGTGCCTTTAGCGTATTCAGAATCCAATATTGATGTCTCATCGTACGCCATTCTTAAAACAAAGGTACTACCGTTATCGTCGATTGCTGGAGGAAAGATACTATCTTCAGGAGTCAAGATTGGATTTAGTGTAATAGAAGGAGCGCTTTTCTCTAGGGATTCTCTTAGTGATTCAATAATAGGGTACTGAATACTATGCTTATACACCACGGTCAATTCCGTAATTGCATTATTGTTTAATACGTTAAAAAATTCAGACCAATCGAATACAGATTTTTGAGATTCAATAATACCAGTATCAGTATTTATCTCAATTAAGCGCAAATCGTCGTTTTGGTCTCTAACAAAATCAGCCGAAAAAAAAGTTCCTTTCATAAAATTACCAGTTTTATATAAATATCTACTAAATTCAGATATTCAAGTCAATTATGTATATATATGTCTATACGATCTTCTTTGTTATATCTACTACGTCGTGTAAATTGTGATATACCTGCGGCTCAATCCATATCTTCTTAGCTTCTTCAATAAAATCACTGTATTCAGGATGTATTGGATCCCAGACTTTAACGAATTCGTATTGATTACAGTTAAATGTTCCCCAGTTATTAATTTTAATGAATAAAACAGATGCTTTTTTACCGAATATTCCTTTAATTAAGTCAGCAAACATCCTCATTTCTTTATAATTAGCTTGTTGAACTACAAATGACGTTCTTACCTCTTCTAAACTCGGAATTGTACTAATAAATTTAAGGTTTTTGATTAAATTATCCCAATTACCGTTTAATCTAGTTTTATTTTCATAGGTTTCTTTAGTTGCAGCGTCAATACTGATCTCACAGGTCTTTACATACTTGTGAATATTCGGCATAGTGTTCCACATCTTCTCGTTCCACATAGATGCATTAGTATGCAAGTGAATACTCTTAAGTTTTGGGTATTCATCCTTGTTAAAGTTTTGTAAGAAAGCTCTGAATGTGTTAGAAACGAAGGGATCTCCAGATGCAGTGAAGTATAGTGTCTTAGCATCCTTTGAAAACAGTCTTTTCATCTCTGTCATAGTGTCTTCTATCTCTATTAAATTTTCTGGAGTAGCTTTATAGGTCTCTTTTCTACAAGAAGGACATTTATAATTACAGCTCTTGTCGAAATTATGTTCTATTTTTTCAGGACCTACTTCCATATAAGGGTCTTGATTAATAAACTTCTCTTTAAACTTATTTGGTAGGTCGTCCTTGTGGTAAATTGGGCCTTTAGGATCTACTTCATTAAACTTCAATAGATATGATAGGTATGGACATTGAGTAGCATCACAATGTCTGTATGACCCATCCATTACCGATCTTCTTGACTCTAAAGAATCTTCTGAGTTCCAAATCTCACTTAAAGGTTGGTTTTCAGGATTTCTTTTAATTAGCCACTCAGGAATACAGAGGAAATATTGATTTTCTTCATGTATGTGTAGAAATCTAAAAGGTGCTGTACACACATAGTTTTTTAAATCAACTTTCATTTATATAATCTCCTTTTTTATTTCAATAAATTCGTACATGTTATGAAACACTTGTGTATCTCTCCAAACTTTATTAAACTCTTTTTTAAAAAGATCGTGTTCAGGATGATTAACATCCCATACTTTCTTAAGTTTAAATTCTCCTTCGGTAAAAGTATCCCAGTTGTTTATCTTACCAAAAAACACATGAACTTTTTTGCCAAAGATTGATTTCATTAGCTTCAAAAATATTTCCATTTCACCATAATTACTATCTTGCACTACAAAAGAAGTCTTAATATACTTTAATACAGGTATCTTTGCTATGAAACGTAAGTTATCAATTAAGTTATCCCAATTACCTCCTAAACGTGTCTTATTTTCATAAGTGTCTCTGGTACCTGCATCTATACTTATCTCACAGCTCTTAACATACGGCCAAACATTTTTCATGCTATCCCACATCTTTTCGTTCCACATTGACGCATTAGTGTGTAAGTGTATGTTCTTTAACTTTGGATACTTCTTAGGGTCAAACGTTCGTAAAAAATCTCTAAAGCCAACTGATACGAATGGATCACCACTTCCAGTAATAAACATTGTGGATAAATTCTTTGCGAACTTAGTTTCTATTTCTAAAAGGGTAGCTTTTACTCTTTCAATACCTTTTGAGTTTTCAACAATTAAGTCAACTCGACATGATGGACATTTATAATTACAAGTTCTATCAAATGCAAATTGGATAACAGAAGGACCAACATTCATCTCTCCAGTTTCGATATTATAGTTATCGGTTATATAGCTTGGTGTATCCTTTCTTTCAACTATTGGATTTACATTATTTAATTTCTTATCGTTTATTAATTCTGATAAAAAAGGACATTGCTTTTTATCACAATACTTGTAAGAGCCATCGTGAATTGATTTTCTTATTTCTTTAGCTTCCTCAGAATTCCAAACTTCATCTAATGGCTTTTTCATATCTGGAGATATGTTGTTGGGTAACCAGGTGGGACAACACATGAAGATAGCCTGATTGTGAATTTCAATATTTACAAACGGAGCTGTGCATATGTAATTTTTTAAATCTCTCATTTATATTAATTTATTTTTTTTAAGTACATATCCATTTGGTGCTATATTTGATTTGAATGTCTCTAATTGTGTAAAAATATTTTGTTCACTACTTTTCATTCTTATCTTTTTCCCATTTATAATAGATAACTCATAATCGTAAGGAAATTTTATTTTCCTATTATTAAAATAGTCTAGTAACTTAATAGCGCCTTGATAAGATATAAAATATGAATAACAGCTACCCTCTACTCCTAAGTTATAAAGGTCAAACTCTCTAAAGTCCACACTCCTCCAATCAAAACTATTAACCATATCGATATCATCCTCTATTATTAGTATATTACTTCTAGATTCAGCTGATAATTTAATTAATGACAGATGTGATAGAAATGTTGCCATAGTTGCTTTTTGGCTAAAGTCCCATTCGATCAAAAAATCATCAACAAAATATTTTTTTTCTAATTCTACTGTAACATCCTTTGGTTCTACTGCATTAAAAAAATCAAACTCTAATCCGATTCTATCTTTTATAGATTTCATCCATATTCTTCTATCCTTATCTAATTCTAAGGAAATGCAGTAGGTTTTGAATTCCATTTAAATATACTTATTATCTTTCACCTTAAAGCTATTGTGAATATATAATGCGTCGTTATTGCTACTGAATAGTTTAGTGTATCCATACCCATATAACAAGTTATCGAAGTCTTCATACGAAGTGCCTGACTCATAGAAAATATCAAATGCGCAGATTTCTGACCAAATGCATGCTGGTCTGTAGTTGCCTAGTTTACTCAATATCTTATATTCTGCGCCTTCAGCATCAATATGTATGAAGTCTGGTGAGACATTATTTTCATCGCAGAATTTATTTAGAATTATGCTTTGAACAAAGTAGGGTTTTCCGTACGTCAAATTAAAATACTCAGTTGGAATTGGTTTTAATGTGCTACTAGATATGTTCCAATTTTTTTGACCATTGAGTGTATCGGATGGATAAAATATTATTTCACCTTCAGTATCAGATAGTGCATAATGAAAGTAATTTATTCCATGGTCAGCTGCTGTTATGCTATTACTTTCTTTAAATTTTTCATTACATTCGAATGCATAAAATTCTGCGTTTGGTAAATGATTTTTAAAGTCAATTGTATCACCTAAGTCGGAACATCCAATGTTGAAAAAATTTATTTTCTTATTGTAAAAATTATTTACCAAAAAATCTGTACTTAAATCGCTCATAATTTTTATTTAAAAAACATTTGATTGTTTATTACTAATATGTCTATGTCTGTTTCTAAAAAAGTTTTTAAAGCATCTTCTGGGGTTAATATCATGGTCTTATCTTTGATATTAAATGAGGTGTTAAGTAAAATTGGATACCCGCTTAACTTTTCAAAGCGTGTTAATAATTTGTACATATTACCTTTACGATCATATACTGTTTGTATTCTAGCTGTTCCATCTACATGCGTTATTGCTTTTAACTTGTCTCTGTATTCTTCTCTTACTTTAACGACTTGATTCATATAAGGAATGAAATCGTATGATTCAAAGTAAGTGCTTTGTGCAAACTGAGTAACCATTGGTGCAAAAGGCCTAAACATCTCTCGCTTCTTAATAAGCTTGTTTATTCGATCTTGCATTCCTGGTATAGTCGGGCTAGCTAATATACTCCTATGTCCTAATGCACGTGCACCAAACTCAATTCTACCTTCATACCAGCCTACTACCTTTCCTTTGTGTAATTCCTTTGCTATAACATTTAAATCTAGCATTTTTGTGTTGCACGTTGTAAATTCGTACTCTGGACCTAAGAAAGGATCTTGTTTTATACGGTGATGTACAAAATTAGTACAAGCGCCAATGCAAGAACCTGCATCTGAAGGTGCAACAGGTATCCAGATATTCTTATAAGGGGTATTTTCCTTTATCTTACCGTTTGCAGTACCGTTATAGGCACATCCTCCGCTTAAACATAAGTTTTCCCCCGGATATAGGTTTAAAAAGTGAAATAATGCTTTTTCGTAGATCCATTGAAGAGATGCTGCAATATCTTTATGTCTTTGCTCTATCGGCTCGTCAGGAAGCCTGTTGTCCCCTAATAGTTCTATTAAATGATGACTAAACATTACTTTATTACTACTATCCCACGTAAAGTACTTCATATCTACGTGTAATCCTCTCTTATAGTTCAGTAATTTTCTAAACTTACCTTTATACTTTGTCGGATCTCCGTAAGAAGCGAGTCCCATTACCTTATATTCACCTTCGTTTGGTTTAAAACCTAAATAGGCAGTGATAGCAGAGTATAATAGTCCTAGAGAGTGAGGATACTTAACAGTAAGTTCAGGAATAAACTCTCCGTTTACTACTCTTACTATTTTTAACGTTTCTTCTTCACCTACTCCGTCAATACTAACTAAAGTTGCATCTGCAAAGGGAGAACTGTTGTAAGCATACATTAAATGAGACATGTGGTGTTCAGAAAAAAACACGGTATCGCTAAGCTTCTTTAGTTTAAACCATACTTTAATACCTGTCCACAAGGTTCTAGGTACAGATCTCCAATTATGCTTTAAAGCTCTTAGTAATTTTAAATGCGGCTTTTCGTAATAACATACTACATCGAACTTATCGGTGTAAGTATCCTTAATATACTGTATTGCATTGATAGGGAAAGAAGAATCATGCTTTATTCCTGTGAATTTCTCTTCTTCACATGCAAACACGAGTTTTCCGTCCTGAAATAGACAAGCAGCCGAATCGTGATAATATGCTGATATTCCTAGTACGTTCATTAGTGGTTATAGATAAATGGATCACGCTTTTTTAACTCTTCGATTTTCTTCTTAAATCGCTTTTTGCGCTTACGCTCTTCCCATTTGTCTTTAAACCACTTTATTAGTTTTTTCATAACAGATTCTTTGTATAAAAATAGGAGTATTCTATTAAACTTCCAAATAATTCACTATTTCATCTGAAAGTTGGTAAGGATTCATAGGGAATTGAATACTAATACCGGAGCTTTGATAACGTGTGTCGTGAAAATCTCTGGCATTAAATACTGAAACACTAGAAGTTATGTCGTAGATTGTGTCGTCAACGTTATCATAGACATAAAGTGATTTTGTATCAGAAATTATCATGTGAAGCTTGTATGCTCTCTTTACTTCGTATTCATAAGTGTCCGGATATTCAGCTTTTAACCAAGCATCGTTGTCAAAGCTTAGTCCGTTGCTATCAGATACACGTAATTGTTTTATTGAATTTTTTGTGGAGCTGTTTTGATGCCATAACGCCATCTTGTAATGTGGAATTAAATCTTTCCAAGGTGCACAAGGAAATGGAGCTAAATCTTGGTGTATAACTGGACCGCGATTTACGTCTTCGATTCTAATGTTATAAGCAAACTGATTTGCATGAAATGTTGCAATAAAAGCAGTAGTTAGTGGAAATGCAGCTGCCTGTCTTGCTTGAAAGCTTTCATCTTGCCAGTCGTCTGAATTATAACCTATAAATTCCGTATCTGTGCTTGCAAGTAATTCTTGCTTTGCTGCTGCAAACATCTCTTGATTGACAAAGCTATCTAAAGATATATACGGAACTTTTACACCGTTCTTAGTTAATCCGACCATAATTCGTTAATTTTATGATTATAAATATTTATAAACAGAAATAAGTTGCAAATGAATGATAAATGGAATAAATTTATAGAAACTCCATCATTAAGGTTTCGTTATCAAGTACCTAAGTTTACTCCTAGTATTTATAGGGAGTATAGAGGTGAAATTTTCACCACTTTTCATTCAGAAGAGCATCCTGTAATGAAATATCTTCCTTTTAACAAAGAGGAATTAAACATTCATAATAAATTCTCTAAATCTTACAAAGGTGTTTTAAGAGGCCTCCATTACGATAATAAAACGTGGAAGTTAATTCAAGCGCTTGCAGGAGATTTGTACTTAGTAGTTCTTGATATGAGACGAGATTCTTTTACCTATGGAGAATGGGAATCATTTATTTTAACTGAAAAGAGTAGAGATCAAATCTTAGTACCGCCCGGTTTTGCTAATGGTCATTACGCATTAACTGACTGTATTTTTCATTATAACTTATTTTATAAAGGTGAGTGTGTTGATTCAGTTGATCACGAAATAGTTAAATGGAATGATCCTGAGTTTCAAATAGAGTGGCCTACTGATAATCCAATTTTACAGAAAAAAGATAAATGATAGATACATTAATTACATTTGAAAGAAAAATAGCTGATCTGTGGGAAGCAGGTAAGATAAGAGGTCCTATTCACTTAAGCGGCGGTAATGAAAGGGAATTAGTAGAAATTTTCGGGAAAGTAAAAAGTGGAGATTGGGTATTTTCGACTTGGAGATCTCATTATCATGCATTACTTAAAGGTGTAGATCCTTCTTGGCTAGAGAAAGAAATATTGGATGGAAAATCCATTACGATTGTAAATAAAGAACATAAATTTTATTCATCAGCAATAGTTGGCGGTATTATTCCGATTGCTGTTGGTGTTGCAATGCAGCTTAAAGCCGATAATAGTACTGATAAAGTTTGGTGTTTTATAGGAGATATGGCATTTGAGACAGGGATTTTTTATGAAATGCATAAATACGCTACAAATTATAATTTACCAATTCAGTTTGTAGTAGAAGATAACGGTGTATCTACAAACACACCAACATTTGAAACTTGGAATAGTAAGAAACCAATACCAGATAATGTAATTTATTATAAATACGAAAAACAGTGGCCGCACTACGGAACAGGAAAATGGATAATGTTTTAATAACAGGGATAACAGGAATGGTGGGTTCTCATTTAACCGACTTTCTTTTAAAGAATACAGATTGGAAAATTTATGGCTTTTTAAGATGGAATGACAATTTAGAAAACATAGAGCACTTATCTAAAGTAATTAACGAGGGAGATAGAGTTAAACTTGTATATGGCGACTTGACAGATCTATCTTCTTTAATAAAGGCTGTAGAGGTATCAAAACCAAAGTATGTATTTCATTTAGCTGGCCAGTCTTATCCCCAAGCAAGCTTTATATCGCCGGTAGAGACTTTACAGGCAAATATTATAGGTACTACTAATGTACTTGAAGCATTAAAAAATTCAGAATATAAAAATGCAAATATACATGTTTGTTCTTCTAGTGAGATATTTGGTAGAGTACCGAAAGAAAAGCTACCTATAAATGAAGATTGTTCAATACATCCTGCATCTCCGTATGCTATTTCAAAGTGTGGTGTTGATTTATTAGGCAGACATTATGCTCAAGCTTATGGAATGACTATAATGACGACACGTATGTTTACCCACACCGGTCCTAGACGTGGTGATGTATTTCATGAATCGACTTTTGCAAAGCAAATAGCAATGATTGAAGCAGGTATACAAGAACCTAAAATTTATGTTGGTAATTTACAATCTTTAAGAACATATGCTGATGTAAGAGATGCTGTTAGAGCTTACTACATGCTCTTAACTATCAATCCTACTTCAGGTGAATACTATAATATTGGTGGTAGCTTTACTTGTACTGTTGAGGACACTTTACAATTTTTAATTAATGCATCTACTGCAACCAATATAGAAGTTATTACAGATAAAGGAAGGCTTAGACCTATAGATGCTGATTTACAAATACCAGATACTACTAAATTTAGAGCCCATACAGGATGGAAGCCAGAAATACCTTATGAAACTACGATGCTTGATCTATTAAATCATTGGAGAAAGAAAGTAAATAGTGGACGAACATTTTTAAAACGATGAATACACCTCAACATACACCCTACAAAGATGCTTTAACAAAAGCAATGGGTAAATTAGGACAATACGAATACTCTACTTTTATAGGACAGCAAATACTGTATCCCGGTAATCCTATGAGTACTACTTTAGGAGATGTTCCTAAATCAAAAATGATAGAAGTACCTGTAATGGAAGAATCTCAAATGGGTATGAGTCTAGGTCTTGCTATGGCAGGTAGGTTTGTTATTACTTTCTATCCTAGATGGGACTTTCTTATATGTGCAACAAACCAGTTAGTTAATCACGTTGATAAATTAGGATTAATGGGTAATTGGAATGTTGATATGATTATTAGGGTTGGAAAAGGAAGTACTAATCCCTTAGATCCTGGACATCAGCATAAAGGAAATTATTTCAACGAATTTAAATCTATGTGCCCTAATATAGAATTTCATGACTGTAGATCTCCACAAGATGTAGAAAAAGCTTATGAATATGCTATTCAAGGAGGTATAAACCTTATTGTTGAGTATCCGGAGTTTTATTATTCCAACTAACTTCCCAAACTTGCATATCAGCTGCTAAACAATCGATCTTATAATCTTTTCTACCTCCAGCAACTTCTTGAATTTTATTCTTAGCTGTATTACGAATACCGTTGAGTCCATGAGTTAACTCTAAAGTATTACCGTCTTTAATTCCTTTACGTACATTTGATTCGTTATGCCAGATATGTAAATTCATCTGTGCAAGAACTATAATTGCTCTAATAGTTTCAGCTGTTATTACTCCATTTTGCTCATCGAGTGCTAATTGAACATCGTGAATGATATCTTGAATTTCTTGAGCATATTCTGTCTTGTGTTCGGGTATAAAAACTTCTTTTAACTGAACAATACTTAGTCTATCGACTAATTCACTTAGAGTTGGTAAATACTTTCTGTTTTTCATTATATTTCTATTTTACTTATTCCTTCATCTCGTTTTAAATTAATTGCTACTGCTGTTTCTTCGTCACTTCCCGGTTTAAGGTCGTTAAGTAATACCCTAACGCCTCCTCCTATTCCCATGATCAGCTGATCGTAGAATATTCCTGCTAATTCTAACTGTTCTTCAGTAAACTTTCTCATAGATTCTCTTCTACCAGTTGTTAGGATAATATTATAACCTTTTTTGTCCCATTCCAATAACTTCTCTACAGTACCGGGTAATACTTTAGGTTTAAAGCCGTAAAAACTCTCTCCTGGGGGGAAGTGCTCGAGTAATGTTCCGTCTATATCGCAAAATATCGTCTTAGGTCTAATATCCATTTAATCTATATTTTATTGTGTCTTTAATAATGTCGTTTATACCTTCTCTTAAAGGTAGCTTATCATAATTGTAGTGGCCGCATACTTTAATCACCATATCTTTATCGCTCAAATTAAATTCAGGTGTTACCCATCTTTTCCACTTTTCAGAAGCTAAACACACCTCGTAGAAACTATTTTTCTCTGATTCAGTCATATGCTCTAAATAAATTTCTGTTTCAAGCTGTGCTAATTCAGGTCCTATGTTAATAGCATCTATTCCAGCATGGAATCTTAACTCTCTTTCTTCTTTTGATAAGTAATCACCGTTATGTTCCTTAGTCTTTTTTCCATACTCTTTACATACCTTAATCATAGTAGCTAAAGGCTCTGTTAAAAACTTATTTGTATTCTTTCTACTTACTAAGTCTATCTTAACTCCAGACTGTACTACTACATACTCTATATTATTAAATGCTTCTGCAGAAAAAAACCTGAGATCTAAAAGTATAGTTTTGTATTCTTTAGAGTTAAACTGCTTAATAGCAGCTTCGGTCAATACTTCATACTTTACTTTAGGATTATGTTGATATAACTCTAACATAGTAGTAGTGGTTAAGTTTAATCCTTCCGAAATAGACTTAACTTGCTTCCAAGGGTCAAGATGTATTATATCAAAGTAATTTAAATCTTCTCTATAAGAAACAAGTCCGTTATCCTCAACTATCCCTTGAGAAGGCCCTCCGTGATCTCTTTCTAATACAATACTACTATTCTTATTCTTAACATACTCATAAAAGCTTTTTGTATTCCATCCATTAACATATCCACCGTCGTAATCTACTTGACGTCTAGTTACTGTAAATCCAAAAACGTTAGGGTCTAACTCGCAAACAGCATCTACGATGTTCTTAGACATTGGACAAATAAAGTACTTAGGCATTTATATAGAGTTTATATTGTTCTTCAGCTTGTAACTCTGCTATTACTCTTCCTACGCCGGTAAAAGGTCTGCCATCAAAAATAGTATTCTTTTCCGACTTAATTTCAATTGGAGTTGCATTTATAAAGTACTGATCGCTCACTTCATCTATACTGGAAATTTCTGATCTAGTTACTATTGAAAAAGTCATACCTAACTTATCGAAAGCATATACTATTGCCTTTGCAAAGCCACCGGTACCTATGATATTAACGTGTTTTAAGTTTGCATCTTTAAAAAAGTTATAAACTCCCATCCAATCAGTATTAAAAGCTTTTAGAAAGCCATTGTTGTTTATAACTGTATTAGCAGCGCTAATTTCCTTAGCTGCGGGATCTATTATATCGACAAGATTTAATACCTCTTCTTTAAAAGGCATACTAATAGCAAAACCACTAAAGTTTAATACTTTAGCTGCTATAACTGATTTTTTTATATCGTCTGAATAAAAAGATTTGTAAATAGCATTTATACTATCTGCTTCAAACCTACTATTGAAGTATATGCAGCCGTTATTTCCTGGATTAGAGGAAAATGAACCGTATATCTTAGTATCTTTATTTATAGTGTTCACTTAGTAGTTCAATTGATTTGAACCATAACATCTTTCCAAATTTGTCATCGTGTAAAGGAGACATATTTAAAAATATTATAGCGGTTATTAGTTTTACTTTGTTTAAATCGAAATTATTCTCTACAATCCATTTTTCGTATGCTATTCTAAAGTCTGTAAGTTGAGTAGATACGTTATATGAATAATTTACTTCTGTAGAGCCTTCTTCGTAAATTATAGAATCTTCTTTCTTCATTAAGTTATAGGGTATGATACTTCCTCCGTATAATTTTGCTAAATCGTAGTAGATATCCCCTCCTTCTGTAGAATCCCCAAAAGAATCTCTCCAGTCAATGTATATAAATTTTTTAAATGATAAATTATATAAGATATTATCAAATTGTAAGTCCCCGTGAAATAAATCATACATAGGGTTGTTATAAAATTGACTTATTTCTATACTATTAAGAATAGTTGCTAAATCTTCGTGTTGTTTACTGTTTATAGTAAATCTCTGAGTAAGATACTCTGAACCAAACCTTTGTTTAAAAGCAGCTACTCTTTTATTTGTCTTTGTTATGTAAAACTCATCAAATACTTCTTTGCTACCTTGATAGATTTTACTCTTACTAATATTTGTTTTAAAAGTATTTAAGAAGTCTAAATAGAGATAGAGAGAATCGTGTTGATACAAGGTATTTCCTTGCATCCAATCGTACTTTATAAAATTATCTGTAGAAACAACTTCATAAGGGATTAAATCTGTAAGTATTTTTGCTCTTTTAGCTTTATTACCTATAAAAACAGTATTAGGACTAAACTTAAGGAAGCTATTTACTTTATAAGTAATTTCATCTGTAACTTTATATAAAGATAAAGGAGTTTCATTAAAATATTGCTTAGTTTTATTTAAATCATCCAAGTTACCGGTATCTAACCATTCTAATTGCTTAGCTTTAAAGTTAGGGTATTTGTCTGTATGTTTAAATGCAGCTACAACCTCTCCATTTTCTATATTAGCTTCTAATTCACTCCAGAATATCTTATAATCCCAAATACTAGCTAGTCCGATGAAAGCATTTTGATATCCATCAATATTTTTATTAGTAAAGTTTAAAATATTGTTTTCTTTATCTAATTCAACAGTAGAATACTTTTCAGGATATGCTGTTGGATAGATGCCCAGCCAATTACCGTCTATGTGAGGCATTTTTGAAGTAATAATACAGTCAGCTACTGCAAAATAAAAAGGTCTTTGTAAATAATCTTTACATTTTAAAGCTGAATAACCGGGTCCTGAGTCTTTTTCTTGGTAATTATCTATAGTAACAAACTTAAAGAGATAATCTGGATAAGCTAATTGGCAATATTGCTTTAATTCGTCTCCTTTATACCCTAGAGCTATAATAAACTCATAATCTTTAGGAAATTTTTCTATTACATAGGATATAATAGCTTTATTATTAATAGGGAGCATGGCCTTATTAACGTTCTTAGTTAAATCTCCTAATCGACTACCTAATCCTGCAGCTACTATAAAGACAGCAGGAGTTTTATGTTCAGTTTCAATCTTCCCGTCTGCTCTATTAAACTCATCGTCAATTCTTATAACATCATCTACATGAGGTGTAGATACTTCTTGTAAAATAATGTCTGTTATAGCTATCACTCTATGTTTTCTAGGAGGTGCTACATTAAAATATTCTCCCGCTTTCATTAACTTCTTTTCAACAACTCCCTCTTCATTTTCAAGCCATATTTCTGCAGTACCAGATATAATGTAGTTGGTTTCTCTTTTAAACTGGTGATATTGGTAGCTAGTCTTGTAGCCAGCGTTAATATAAATGCGCTTATAGCAATAAGCATCATTTAATTCTAACCATTCTTCTTTTCCCCAGGGTTTATGTACTACTTTCATATTTTATCTTTTATAAAACCGTAAAATCCGTCAGCAAAGGCTTTATGCCATGCCTCTCCCGGATGTTGCTGGTCTGCGGCCTTGTGATCGTTTTGATAACAGTCTCTAGGTTCGTAAAATGTACGGTAATTAATTGTATTTTCCAACTTTGGCTTTAATTTTTTATAAATTTCGTAATAATATCCTGCTACAGTATGGAAAGTCTTTATTCTGTATAATTTAGAAAGACTCTCTACGAATTGATATGCTTCCCAGAATTCCATTAAGTCTTGATTGTCGTTCCTAAGCTGTAAAAACAATAAATCCTCTTCGTTATTGCGCCAAACCGGGTCTTTGTTAGTAGCTGTTCTAAAGCCTCCTATCTTTCGAAATTCCCCTGTCTCTGTTATATAATCCCTTCTAGAAAACCCGGGCCACATTATTAAGACTATATCCGGTGTTTTTATAGAATTAAGAAATTTATAGAGGGTTTTAGTAATAAAAGAAGTAGACACTCCGTACATTCCGTAATTATGCATTCTTCCTAGCCTGTCTCCCATTAAAGTAGGCCAGATTAAATTATTATCTACACCTATTCCCATTGTCCAAGAACATCCTAACGTCAGTACGTTGTATTGAGGTACTTCTCTTACAGTTTTAGAGGTTCTATAACCGTATTCGTTCATTTCGTATGTTATTAGACCGCTATTATCACTAGCTAGAGTGCTTAACGTCTTATTTGCATACTGAGGATATGAAATGATATCGTTGCTTAGTATGTTATTTAAGCTTTTCATATAGTTCCTCCATAGCGGTTTCAGTTATCATCTTATTTTTATGGATATTTAAGAGATGTTGGTGATTATATACTAGGATGTCTTGCATTTTCCAATACCATTCATGAATCTCTTGTTTTGTCATTAAACATAGTCGTTTTACCTGCTCATAACACATACGTAATCGCTTATCATTATCTAACTCCTGATCGTAAGATTCGTCTATAAAAGGTTCAAAGGTTTTGAATCCCAAATCTCTTAATACTTGTAGACTACCTCTCGTAGCAACATAGATAAATGGTTGAAAATTTATTATAGGTTTAAAAACCTTTTCTGTTAAAGAGATTGCTTCGCTTTCATCATAAAAAAAAGACTCAAAGCATATATCAAAATAAGAAGTCAAATGGGGAATACAGTCTTCGTCCGTCCATGCGTTTATAACGCTTAAAGGAAGGTTATTTTCGCTTTTTAAATTATGAGGTCCTTTATCTAATACTTCTTTAACTCTTATTTTATTTGTTAAATTTAAATTTTCAGTTGCTACTTCATACTGGTATGTTTGAGAGAAATTCTGTTGTCCACCAAAAGACCAATCCCCTAAATTAATAAATCCTTCATCAATAAGCCAAATTAAAGTTTTTAATCGATGTTCTTTTGGAGCTTTTATTTTCATTAAGAAATGACTATCTCTTAATTGATCTCTTGTACTTAAAAATTTATCGAGTGTTATTACTTTATTCTCATTTCGATCCATACTTTGAAAGTAATAATAAGAACTATGCTCTAAACAAAATGGAGTATTAATAATCTTATATCTTCTCTGTCCGATAGGAAACCAAGCCTCATATAATTGTTTAGCATTAAAGCTATTAACCATTATATAAATGGATTCTGAATCTATTCCGGAATCTTCTAAGCATTTGTGTAATAAGATATGGTACTCTCGTGAAATAAAAGGCTCCATAGAGTAATCGATTAAAATTATACCTCTCTTATTCTCTATTTCTGTTAAAGCTTTTTGTGATATAAATTTCCAAAAGAAATCTCCTGCTACCTTATTGCTGTTATTACCGGGATTATTAATTCCAATGAAATTTAAAAGAGTGGGGCTAGGTTTAATAGGATATACAAACTTTTTACCTTCTAGAGTTGCTGTATATAAATCTCGATATTCGTAATGAATTTTGCTTTGATATACATCCGCCTCTAAAATAAATCCCGATATTGTATTTTGATTGTACCCAAAAGAATTATCAAATAACTTTTGAAACTCGCTAATATCATTTTCCAAAAAAGTACTATAGTGTACTTTGCTGTTATATTGACTCAATACATAATTTATAATCCCAAATTGTGGATTAAGTGCGTTAGGTAAAGCAAAAGTTGGAAATATGTAATCGTGAACAAGGGTTAATTTTTTCATTAATTTAACTTATTTAAAACAGCTTCATAGACTTTTTTCTGTCCTTCCCAAGAAGTGTGTAGTGTTTTCATGTCATCAGGAAATTCTAATGAAAGTTGTCCCCAACTTACATCAACTCTATTTTCTTCTGAGATGTATAGTTCGTATTCGCAATCGTCTGTAAATACTAAATGCTTTATATTTGTATTTTTTAATAGTACGTGAGATTTTACAATAACTCCCATATCAAATTGTTTTTGAATTCTACTATCGAAAAATTCAAGATAATACTGCTTTAATAATCTCATTCTTTCAGGACGTTCTCTTTTAAACTTTTTAAAGTAGGTAGAGCTTCCTATATTTTTATCTAAGAAATTATCCACATAATCAATTATACCATGCCAATTTTCTGTTAACATTTCTCCTTTATATCTAAAGTCATCTTTCATAGGATGTTCTAGTAGATAAGGATAAGTTCCTTCTCCATAAGGAGGATATTCATGGTAGTTAACATTTAAATTATCGGCATTACGATCTTCTCTTGCATCTTCAGGAAACCATTCAATTCGATGGTTGCAAGTAGGAGCTACAATGAGTAATCCAATATCTGATATATTATCAACTGCGTACTTTACTTGTAGTGATATGGATAAATTAGTACTTGATCCTTTTGCTAGGTTGATTAAATTTAAACCTAGCTTTTTAGCAAGTATAGATCCATAAGGTTCATTATTAAGATCATGACATCCTATTCCTATGCTAAAAGAATCTCCACATATTACTAAATTTTTCATTTTAACAAATTATTTTCTTTAATGTATCTAATTAACTCTTTAGCCCATACCATATGAGATTCAGGAGAAGGATGCCATCCATGTAATACAGGATTAGCGTCGGATTTTTTTATAAAGCTACGAAAAGTATTATCTGGTAGATCTTTTTTATAGAATCGAATTGGATCTACAGTGTCCCATAAGTCGGCATAATCGTAGGTATGAATTCTTCTTTTTGCATCTTCGTCTGTTGATACGTGGTAAGGTCCTCCTCCAGATTGAATACGAACTAATTCTTCTCTAATACTTAAATCTTGCCAGTCTTTAATGTCTACAGGACCTGGTGCTTGATAAAAAGCATTAAAGCACATCCATTTTATATTATGGGCATTGCAAAAATTTTGAAGCTGTAGCACATTCATAACATACCTAGGCATATATTCTTCTGGATGCCATAAATATTCCACGTAAAGTTTCCAAAAGTCTTCTTGAGCTTTACTAGAAAAATGTGGAACATTTGGCCACAGTCTAAATCTTTCGTGGAATCCAGTTTCGTCTTTGTACCAAAAAACATTTCTTTCAGGCGATGACCATCCAACTACGACAAGTAGATTTTCAGTCGATCTTCTTTTTGCTATGTATTCCTTTGATAAGTATATCATAGTTCTGTTAAGAATTGTTCCATTATCGTCGGCTGGATAAGCTAAGTTTGTTACTTCGGCATCTAATAGTTCTGCTAAGTAGGTTGGAAATATTCTAGGAACTCTATAAGCATCGTTATTTTCCAAAAAATCAAACTTTCCTACATAAGTACCAGGTGGATAAGTAGCTTGTATTGCTGGATCTACTATTTCGCATCCAAAAACCCAAGAATCTCCATCACATACTATTTCTAATTTTTTACTCATTGTCTAATCTATTTAAAATATAATTTGCAAAATCTTTATGTCCCTTATAAGACCAATGTCCGTCATTTATTTTATTATCAGTAGCATCCTGAATAGTTTCGTAAGTACTAAAAGTTTCTCCGACGTCCCAAACTAAGACTTTAACTCCCTTATCTTCTATCATTCGCCTAATACAATCAAATCTAAAATTCCATCGCTCTACAATTAACTTACTATCTGTAATAATTGCTATATTTTTTAGTGTATTTAATTCATCCTCTGTATAATTAATAAAATGGTGAGTAGACATGTAAGGATTGCTTATATGTCCAGCAGAAAGAGTGATGAAGTATTTTTCGTTCTTACTTGGGATATCAAATCTAGTAAAAAAAGTCTTACTTACGATAACTAGATCTCCTTCATAGATAAAATCGTAGCGTTCTAATAAAGTATCTAATATTTTATCATTAGAAAACATTCCCATTCCGACATTTGTAAGAGGCATATTTAATTTTGAAGATATTATTTCAGGCCATATGATATCTTCATCTGATTTTTTATATTTAGTATACAATTCGTTAGCTAAACAACCATTACCGGCTGTAAAAGAATCACCAAAAACCCATAAATATTTTTTTGGGCGTTCTGATGGATTCAGGCAGTAAGTACCTCGTCCGTCTAAGTAAGTTAAAGGTTCAATCATAAGTAATTAAATTGCTTTGTATTTATCTAAAACACTCTTACCGTCTTTTTGATCTAGGATGTTAGAATACCATTCGTGAGAATACTCACAAATATCTCTCCAATTATCAATGCTATTTAATCCAGCATCTTCAACAGCTTTTCTTACTACGTAATAATTTATACCTCTGTAACCTTGTGGATGAATTCCATTAGAAACTAAATACCTATATAAAATTGTTCCAGGTCCATACCAGTATGTTGAGTCTTGTATAAATTTGTTAGCACCATAGGTTGCCATATTTTCTAATTGAACGTTTCTATACCATCTACAACAATTTGATATTATATCCATAGTTGGAGAATTGGAATAGAAGAATACATCATCAAAATTGGGATAATTAAATTCTTGAGGAAATCTCTGAAGAACAGGTACTGTAGAATAGGCTGTTAAGTGATTGACATTGTGTATGTGAAATTTATCTAATCGACATCCTAAATTACAAACTCCTTCTTGTGGATAGTTAATATCTAACCTAGCTCTTATTACTAAATCGTAAACAAAATTATTTTCAACTTCATGCTTTTTCTTAAGCCACACACTTTTCATAAAGCTGTATAGTAAAGTTTCCCATAAAGTAGTATAGTTATCTTTATTATACTCCTCCATCTCTATAGCAACAGGATTAAAGGCTTGTATTAGATCTTCTTTTTCATTAGGTGACACTTTTTCATCTGTTCTCTGCAGCCATACAATATCATTCTTGCCTCTATATTGATTAGTATCCCAGGTATGTATAAAAAAATCAACTTGACAACCGTACTCTGTAAGGTCGTAATACTTTAATATATTATCCTTTGCTGTTCGCCATGTTCTTGCTTGTCCACTTAAGCAAACTGCTATTTTTCGAATTCTTCCAAACATATTAATCTCTTATTACATCTGGACCAAAGTCCATTGATTTATTATTTAATTGAAACATCCTAACACAGTACGTCATTACTTCTTCGATTTTTATTGAATCTTTAAATGCACGTTGATCGATATGAGGCATATGATTATACATAGCAGACATCATATCAAAGGTCTGTGAATCAGAGTAGTAGAAAATGTCTCCAATTGCGTCAAAAGGATATTTGTCTAATGAGTAATTATGAACTGAATATATGGTTCGTAGTTCTGGTTTTTCAAAATCTCTAGCAAATATCATTCTATTATTATCGTCAAATTCTAAATCAAATCTTGACCTTATACAAATATCGTACTCAAATTTATTTTCTATTTCATACTGTCTTTTTAAATGAGCACATTTCATAATACTATGTAATTGGCTTCCTGCCCAACTAATATGACCTTTTATTGGATTCTTAGAGTAAGTTTGCTCGGTAGCTATATCATCCATTATTTTTTCACAATTCTTGCTTACATTCCAGTCTTCAACAAGAGCTTTTTTAGGCTTTAAAGTACTCAGTACTTCTTCAATTTCACTTTTTTCTATCTTGGTATATGTGTTTTTAAAAGGCTCAAGTAACTCTCCTCTTTTAATAGGATCTGGCTCTTCCCAATTTACATCCCATTTAAAATGTGGAGGTGTATTGAAGTCCCAAGTATGAATAAAATAATCAACTTCGAAAGGCTCATCTGCATAGGCCGGGTATTGCAAGTTGTCGTTAATAAACATACGCTCTTTGAATTTGTCAAACAAGAGGTTCCAAGACGTATGGCATTTTTTCCAAGTCCTTAATTGTCCGCTTAAACAAAAAGCTACTCTCATCTTAATAAGTGGTATTATCTTTCATGTAAAAATTAGGAAAACAACCATTAAATGCAGAATTCCAAAGCTTGTAGTTACTTTTGTGTTCGAAATCTATAAAGAAGAATATATTTTCTTTGTGCGGAGTACTTTGTTTTAATTTTGGATACCCAAAGTAGTCCTCATAATACTTTTCTTTATAGTTATTCTTTAGTTCGTCTATTTCTTCAATAGAAAGACACTTATCTAAACACATTAAAAACTCGTATTCAAAATTACCAACATGCTTATGATGCTCAGTTTCGGTTATCTGAGTGGCACATCCTAGATACATGTAAGCTTCTTTATATGAGCATTTGTCTAGTCCTTCGTAATCAATTTCACCTATAGGCTTATAATTCATATAATAGTATATCTTCTTAGTCTTATGATCACATCGAATAATATACTCATTCATAGCGTCCTTTTCTTCTGGTAGCATACAATAAGTAAATTCTTTTTCAATGGAAATTGGAGATAAAAATTCTGTTTTTCCGTTAATTTCTACTTGCTCAGTTTTCCAGAACCAGTAAGGAGTTCCTAAATGTACATTTTTAGACCCGTCTATGTAGACTGATAAGCCTGCATGTTTACCGTTTCTAGCAAGAAAGAAGCCTTTTTCATCTTCAATCATTTTTTCAGGATAGACTTTTACACGCATTACTATTGTAAAATCTTTTTCCATAAATTTACTCCAGTCGCTATGTTTTGATCCATAGCGTACGTACGGTGAAAATATGTAAATATTTTTTGCGTCTGTTTTTAAACTCATAGTTGTATTTCTTTACAAAAGTTATAAAATTCTTCTAATTCAGGAAATGTTTTTACAAAATTAGTTCCTCTTCTTCTATCATGTTCTGAAAAATACTTATAAAAGTTATGCCTATTTTTCATCTGTTCTGCTGCATCCTGAGGTGAAAGCATCCAATCATAGATCCTCTTAACTTTCTGCACTTCAATATCTGAATATCCTATATGAGTCCAGTCAAAGGCTGGTGTTGCTTGATAAGACATCATTGTAAGTTGCTCTGCTATGTTTTTAGAAAATTGATGAGGTAAGACTCTCACAGTCTGATGTGTAGGCCATCTTAAATAAGAAGTATCTAGGAAAGTAGCTGAATTCCAGTATCTATCGCTACTTCCATAAGTCTTTTTAAGGTTGTAGACTTCGTTAATTAACTTAGAATAATTGAACACACTTAATGCATTATAAGTTGACATAAAAGTAACAATTACTCTAGGACAGCTTTTTAATATTTTATTTACATTATTCCAAAATCTATCAAATTCTAATCCAGTACGAATATACTCTGCTTGTTCTCCCCAAGTATCTGCAGAAGTAAATATAACAAACTCTTTAACCCTTCCTTCATCCTCTATTCTTTTAATTTTTTCAATTAACCTATCAATTAGCTTATCAGGTGAACCTAGATTTGAATTAATTGCTAATTTAAGCTCTCTATTCGGATTTGGCTCGTTAATAATAAAGTCTAAAATATCCCAAGTATCTTTATTCATTAATGGTTCACCGCCAGTAATTCTGAAAGTATGTAGATCTCTATATAAGTCAGGCCACCACTTCCAAAAAGCTTCAACATATGGATTATACTCGCTATGCTTGATTGGAAATTTATCTTCCTTTTTCATCCACTCTGGATCATTAAATCCATCTGTGGTTGGATAGCCTCCATAAGTTTCTACCTCTTCAACCCACTTAGAACTAAAAGCAGGACCACAATAAGAACATTTAAAGTTACAAGCATTACTAAAAGCAACTTCTACATACTTCGGATTGTAATCATCTCTCCAATTCGAGTTAAAGATCTCTTCTTTATAATCCCAAGACCAACTTTCGCTAGACTTAAAGACTCTATCGCTATATCTATCAGAGTTATCTTCAACACCCCAACAATAATCACATTCTTCAGGTCTTTTACCTTCTAACATTTCTTTTCTTCTTAGTTTTTTGAACTTAGTGTTGTGAAGTGCTGATGGATTTCTAGCTATTTCTAGCTCCGATATCTTATGAGTACCAGGATGGTGACATGAGTGATTATGTCCTGTTTGTAACTGCATGGTAACTTGCGTCCATTTTGCTAGACACATTCCTTTACCGATTGAATCCAAACTATCTTTTACCTCTACAAAGAAAGGATTTTCAAAAGCTTCTGACATATTATAATATTACGTTTAACATAAAACAATTGTTTGCTATTTCTTCTTTACTCACCAAAGTATACTTCAAAGTATTCATACCATCTGTCTTATGGTTAATTTTACCTTGTTGCATACCCATTATATACCTAAATTCGTTCTTTGCTGTAGTTTCTCCTTTTGCCCATTTTCCATCTACAAAGCCTTCGTCTACGTGATCTAAGCAGTCCATTCTACCTGGAGTTCTATGAGGTACTATAGTATGCGGTACTTTAATGGTCTCTTCTAGTTTCTCACAGTTAAATACCAGGCCATTATTATTATTACCTGTAGTATCTTTTAATAGCTTATCGTTACTAAACTCGTAATTTAAAGTAGCATCTAATACTTCATCATTAAAGGAAGATACGATTTCTTCTTGAGTTAAACATCTATTCCAGACAATTAATTTACCTATGTCTCCTTTAAAGAACTTAGCAGGATCTTTTTCATTAGCTGAAGTAGATATACCTAGGTAATAATCTGTGTCGTATTTTTTTAATCCGCCTATAAAAGAAGTCGGAGACTCGGTTCCAGTTCCAGAAGCTGCTTGCGACTCAATTCCGTTTAGGTAAACGTGTATTTTTTTATCGTCTGCATCTACAGCAAGGGTTACCCAGGTCCATTGACCTTCGTATCGCTTCATCCACTGGTAGATAGGCTTATTGAACATGTCCCATAGCATTGCTGTATAGGCTCTTGAATTATTATAGGAAATACCGTAGTCATATCCTGGTCTCCTAAAGATAGGGTATTCTACAAACTTTTTATCTTTCGAACCTATAAGGTAAATAGGCATTTTATCTTCCTGGTGGAACGCTCTTACTAAAACACTTACAGTATGTGAGTTATGAGTTAAATCTCCTAAAGACGGACTGTTAGGAATCTTAACATAGGAGTCGCTTCCGTTAAACCTTAAAAAAGGTTTTGTTTTCTGGTAGTCAACATAACTAATATCGGCATATCCTTCTAACACGCATCTCCAAAAGAGATCGTCATCTTCCATTCCCCAATCCCAATAGTCATTTGAATATCCATTAGTCTTTTTCACTTGCTCTTTACTAAAAATCACAGCACCCCCAAAGTAATCGACATACTTTAAGTGGTAATTGGTTTTTGAAATATGGATTGCAATATGTCTAGGATTATCTTCTGGGAAAGAGTAATCACAGTTATCGTCTTCTGGTATCATATCAATATCATGCCATACTATGTAGTCACATCCATCTTTAAAAGCTTGTTCAGCTGCTATATTCTTCATAGCACCTCTATTGAATAGTTTATTATCTACTTGATGACCAAAATACATACAATAGTCTATACCTCTATCTTTCAGGAATTTACCTACACGAGGTATAAACTCTTCTAAATGAGCTTCTCTATTTCTATATGGTACACATACCCCTAATTTCATATTCCAACATTTAAATGGGTTATTTTATTATCTTTTACTTTACTATACAATGTATAATTTATACAAGTACTTAAACCGTCATCAATATTATCGTGATATCCTAACTGTACTTCATTATTATATCTTAATTGATTCCACCTACTATTATCATCTTGCCATCTACCATTATTAAATCCACAATCTTTGTGTTCTAATTTTACCAGTTTACTATTTCGTCTAAATGGAATATATGAATAATAATTTATAAATGGTTCAAAGTAGTCTATATAGATATTAAAAAACTCTCCGTGATTTTCATTACCAGAAATATCAGTAAATTTATATTCGTTAATATCATAGTTTTTGTAGTGTATTTTTATTTGATCATTTTGTTCTAATAAAAACTCATTTATACTACCTTTAAAAAAATGTTTCTTTTCATCATCGGAACCAATTACTATATCATTTGTATTGGAATAATTGTGTATATGCTCTGAAAGTTTAATTACATTTATAGTATCATTTACTGTGAAAGTAATTGAGTTTTCTTTTTTATCATATTCTATTAATATTTTATTCTTTGATGTTGTTACGATATCCGAATGAACATCATAATAGTTACCCTTTTTATCAAAAAGTTGTAAATAAAATCTATTAAATGAATTATAAAAAAGTTTAAAATCGTAGCCTGATATAGTAAATATGGGAAATATGTCAAATTGTGAATTTACATTATAAATAACTCTATCTAAATTAATATCTAAATCTATTTTAAAATTTCTATTATAGTTTATAACATTTGGTATTTTTGCATATGCATCGACTCCATTAAAAATAGGTAACTTTTCTTTTGAAAATGTATCATTTATAATATTTTGAAATGGAATATTATTTTTTATACATCTATACCTTAAATCATCATCTTCAAATCCCCATCCCCAATATAAATTAGAAAACCCATTTATTTTTTCAAATAATTCGGATGGAAATAATGTAATCCCACCAAAATAAGATTCGAATGGGATATTATCGGTTGCCAAATGAATAGGTGTGTTTGAATAAGAATAATCCACATCAACCGGTATCACGTCAACATCGTGGATTACTATATAATCACAATTTTCTTTTTGTGCTTCTATAAATCCAATGTTGCATAACATTCCTCTATTAAAAAGTTTAGCATTGTCTTGTTCGACAATAATAATTTTAAAATCTATATTTTTAGATTCTAAATATTCTACTATACTTTTCTTAAACTCTTGCAAATGTTCATACCTGTTTCTGTATGGAACTATTACACCAAGTTTATGCATTATTTTTTTCTTTTGGTACTAACTTATGAAGTTCAGACAAATAGTACTGGATTCTATCACTCCATTCTTGTTTGTCTACTTCTTCAAACCAAAGAGTTAATGCATCTAATGAACTAGCAATTTTTTCTAATGCCTTTACTTTTCTTGTTTCAAGAACATCTTGTTCTTTTACTTTTTCTGTTTTTGTTACACTCATATTGAAATTATTAAGTTAAGTAATCTATCCCAGTTTTTATAGTCCCAAACTCCAACATCCTCTATCATAAAGCGAGGATCGGTTATATCAATTTTAAATCTAGACTTTGCTAACTCTCTATACATTTTTCTATACTCTTCTGAGTATGCTTTTTCTCTATTTGTATTTGCTACTGCTCTAATTCTTTCACCACAAGTGGCATCCCATTTAAAATGGTTTACTATAACGTTATATTTTTTGTAAGGAGCAATTAGTGGATGATTCCATCCTTGCCATTTCCAAGTTGTATGTCCGTCTATCTTTGCATAATGTTGGCCAGGAGTTAATTCTACATATCCTTTCATTATACAAACTTTATTTGGACAAGCTCCCGATAAAGGATATCTAAAGAATCCTGCTAGAGGAAATTGCTCAAAGATATCTTTTTCTGGTTGCAGTTCTGGAAACGTTCCACCTGGTCCTATTCTATCAACGAATCCTCCCCTTACTAAATCCCATCCATTTTCTTCGCAGTCATGTATAATATACTCTAAGGGCTGAGAGTATTCGTGAAATTCGTCATCATCGGCTACAATCCACCAGTCTTCAGGATGATGACTCTTTATTTCATTGTACATATTAGTTACAGTTTCCCAATTATATTTCTCAGCAGTGCGTCTAAGAACTATCTTTGCTTTTGGAAACTCCTTTATTATCTTTTCTACTTCTTTAGAAAGCTCTTTATCTTCCCAATCATAAACACCTACACAAATTTCATCTACTATGTCAGAATAGTAAGTTAGGAAATGCCACAATATATTTGTTCTAGATCCAACTACGGTTGCTAATCTAATCATTTTCTATTAATTATAGTTATACCACTAGAAGACGGTTTATCTTTTAAGATACGAAAATTAAATAGATTTACCAAATTCCATTCAGGATTTTTTTCTAAGTCTTTAATAAATCTTGCAGGTCCGTCAAAAGAATGATTATCTTTCTTACTATCTTCGGAAATTATTAGAGAGTTAGAATAATTTTCATCAGAATCATGTAGTAATACTACGCCTTTTGGGGCTAAAAGTTTCGAATACAGTTCAAAATCAAGTTTTACTCCTTCGTAGGAATGGTCTCCATCAATAAACAGCACATCTATCTTAATATCTTGCGGAACAAAAAAGTTATAGTAAGCATTTTCAGAAGTATCCTTAATAAAGCGAGGAGTAAACATTCGTCTAAAGTAAGAATCTTCGTTTTCTAGGTCATTATAACCTCCAACTCCGTTACAAGCATCTACAAGGTAGGTAGTTCCGATATCTCCCCAGCTATAGGCGCTGTTTCCTTCAAAAATTCCCTGTTTATGAAGATCTATACGTGCTGCAGTCATTATTCTAGGTATAAATCCACCGCCTGATCCAATACAGACGCAGTTTTTTGCGCGCATATGTTGAATAATAGAGTAAACTATCATTCCATCCCCTAAATGTAAATCGGTTGCACCATGAGTCCACCTATAAGGGACTGGAGTTCCTTCGTTGCTAGTGATAGCTACCTTAATGTAATCTAAATTAGATATGCCCATAATTCAATAAATTTAAGACATTTTTACTTAGATCAGGAAAAAACTTATAAAAAGTTTCTAATATGTTTTGCTTACATTCTACATAATAACCGTGGCCTTCATCGAAAGCTCTCCTTTTATCCGGTCCAAAATGAGTTGCATAGGTATATTCTTCCTTTTTAGGAAAGATTCCAAGTCCATTTTCATACCATTCGTCTTTATGACATACTAAAGTCTCATTAAAAAGGTATTTATGCTCTAAACTCATCTCTTTTATAAGTTGCCATAGTAGTTTTTGTTCACAAAAGACCATATTTAACCCGTTTATCTCCCCACCCTTTTTTGTCATAACATTCATCCATTCTAAAGCAGTTTGAGCGTAAATTCCCCTTAGTTCCTCATTGTTAATATAGAGAAAAGCTACGTTGATAGCTTTATCATCCCAATCGTAATTAGGAAGTTCCATATACTTGCGCAATTTATAAGGTTCCGGGTAGTGTTTGGTGGTAACTTCCATAAAATTACCTATAATATCTAATTTCCAGTAATCTTCAGGTATAAATCTCTGTTTTATAAACAGATCTAAATCAATTACTACAAATGGTGCAGTTAATTCATTTACGACCTTTAATTTAGCGGAAGCCCAAAAAGCATCTTCGTTGAATTCGTATTGTTTCCTGTCTAGTACTTCGGTATTAACGTTATCCCATAGATCTAGGATTCCCATGTCTGAGATTAGTTGTCTACTGTGAGAGTCACAGTATAGGTTAGTAATATGTTCAGGGTAAAAGTGCTTCCAAGTAAGAATGGAAGTATATAGAAATGCCTTCTCTAAATTAGAGTAAAAAGACATATGTTCAGCACACCATACAACATTCATAACTAAATTTATAATAAATATTAAGAGAACACAGCATAAATCGTAGTATAACTCGCAGCATCAGTTGTATTGAAGTTGTAAGTATAAACGATTGGAGAGGCTGCAGTACCGTAAGGTTGGTTTGCACCTGTTGTTGTACCTCCGGTCAAAATTGGAGTAGTACCTCCGGAAGTAGTAGCCCATCTTCTGAAGTAGTAAGGGTATATTGAAGTTGCTACGATAGTAATATAAGAATAAACTTTTGAAAGTACAAAATAATTTGTACCTGCTCCTTGGCCGCTATCTGAAAAAGGGTAGGTAATAGATACTGTACCTTGTGAGGTGTTACTGCTTTGAACTACTACTTGAAACAAGCTAGTACTCTGTAGCATGGTGCTCATAGCTGCTGTACCAGTTCCATAATTCGGATAGGTTTTACCTCCGACAGTACGTAAAGATTTTGGTGAAGCTCCTACAAACGTAGCGGCCTGATTTAAAGAAACGTTGGTCGATCCAAAAGTACTTATACCCATTATTCGTCTATTATGTTTTCGTCACCAAATATTTTTCTAAATTCTTTTTTAACTAAATTGTATGCAAAAGAATATACAGCGCCCTCTTCCTTATTTATATCTATCTTCTGCTTAATTATAGTTTGAGTTCCTGTTTGAACTATTCTTGTTACTTGATCTTCACGAGTCTTTTCTATAATATCTCCATTAGGGTCAAAATCATAATAAGTACTTGTTTTAGTTTCTGTAACATCTTCAAACAATGGAACCTCTATTTCAACATCTGTAACCATGGGAAATTCAAAATAAGTAGGATACTCTATCTCTTTTCCGTCGTATATTACACTTACGCCTACTACTTGAGAAGGATGAGGATTAACCTCTCCGAAATATACAGGAAAGGTATCTAAAGCTGCTTGCTTACTTGGATACATCGCTACAGTAGTATGTAGTAGTCCGTAAAACATATCCACTCTATACATCTCTATCCTAGCATATGCCTCTGTCAATAAGCCTTGATTTGTCTCAAGTGATTGCTTGATTATAAAACCCATAACTTATTTATTTAATAATGTATTAACTAATGCTTTTAATTCGTCTATTTCTTTTTGCTGTGCTTTAAAGCCTTCAATTAATAATGCATTTAATTTTTCATAGTTTACAGCTTTATATCCATTCTCACGAGTAGTAACTGTATCCGGTAAACCTATAGCTTCAATCTCTTGTGCAATAACTCCAGTGTCTGCTCCTTTATGTGAGTGGAATTCATCAAAACCTTCTTTCCAGTCAAAAGTAACACCGTTTATTGCCATTAACTTCTCAATTGGATTTTCAATTGGAGTAATATTTTCTTTTAATCTTTCATCTGAAGAGTAGTAAGCTGTAACATCAGCTGTTGCTCTAATTTCACCTGCTGTACCTGATCCTGCTGTACCAACTCCTAATGAGTTAAATTGTACGTTAGAAGAAGTAGCTACTGCTTGACCAATTGAGATTGTTACTGCACCTGTTGCACCTGATACGCTAACACCAGTTCCTGCTACATTTGAAGTTACACCCGTATTGTTAATTGTCACTGCACCAGTTGCACCTGATACTGAAATTGCAGTACCAGCTACTGCTGAAGTTACACCAGCGTTTGTTAATGTTACTGATGATCCTAATGCAACAGCACCGCCACCTGACATTCCCGTACCTGCTGTTACTGTTACTGAACTATTCACTAATTGTGCGTTAGTAATACTTGCAGCTGGTATCTGAACTGATCCTGAGAATATACCTGCACCTAATCCGCTAATATCTGCAGCTGCTAATGTTACAGCTCCTGTTCTTGTATTGAATGCTGTAACACCTGTGTTAGCAATCGTTACTGCTGTAGATCCGTTATAAGATGTACCAGATAAACCAGTACCTATTGTTAATGCATTTGTTACTGAACCTGCACTTGTAGCACTAGTAGAGTTTACTGCGTATGATGAACTTACTGCATAAGATGAACTTACTGTATTAGTTGAGTTTACTGTATAAGATGAACTTACGGCATATGAAGAGCTTAGAGCATAAGATGAACTTATGGCATATGAAGAACTTAAAGCTTGAGCTGCGTAAGAAGCAGTTCCTAATAAGCTCCCAGTAAAGCCGCCTGTTGATGTAGTGCTATTAGATATAGTTAAAGATCCAGTTACTGAAACACTACCTGTAAACTGATGCGTGTTAGTCATTAAGCTACCATTAACACTAGAACCAGTAATATATTCGGTTGAAGAAGTTACGTACTGTACGTTTAGCGTTTGAGCTGTAAGGGTACTGTTAACTAAAATATTTGAAGCAGTAAAGTTGGTTGCAAAAGATGCTGTTACTGCATTAGTTGCGTTAACTGCATAAGATGAACTTACGGCATAAGATGAACTTACAGCATATGAAGCACTAGTTGAACTTGGTGCATAAGAAGAACTTACT